AAGGGTGCAGGTCCGAATAAGGGCCTCGGGGGTTCGAATCCCCCCTTCTCCGCCAAGTTTTGTTGTGGCACAGGCGTTTTGAAGAACACCTACAAAAACGCCATAAATTTTGCCATAAGCATAAAAAGATTAGCCCGTCGCTCGCGTAGAGTTGACGGGCTTTTTCTTTGTTGCGTCATAGCGACTGAATACACTCGAAGTACACTTAGAAGTACACTGCCCCACTTTTTTGGTTGAGTTCGCCAGTAGGAGTACAGTTCGTACCCCAACTGCTAAATTTTTCTTAGTAGTTGCCGCCGCTTGATCGCGGTTCGTCTAAGTTCGTCTAAAAACTCGACTAATTTCGTCTACAACCTCGTCACTGGTTGACGATCTTCACAACTGCATCTTTATCTATCGAAGTCCGCTCAGAAAGCTCGACACCTCGTCGAACCAACTCCGCGCCTCGCTCGACAAGTTCCGCGCATCGGGCAAGCTGCTCTCTTTCAGATTTGCAGGCAACTGCGGAGTTTGCGGACAATCGACGGCGGGCGGCGTCGGATTGCTTGCGCACCCGCTCAAGATCAGCGCCAAGATCATCGACGCGAGCAAGCGCCTCGTCCCGAGCTTCCCAAGCGTCAACGAGACTCTGTGCATAGCCCCTCTCCTTCTCACGATACTTAGCCTCAAGGCCCTGCGCTCGAGTGGCGTAGTCCTCCCGCAGGGCCGCAATGTCCTCGCCATAGAGCGCCGCGGCATAGCGATAGCCTGACACGAACGAAACCACTATGCCGCAAACAAGAAGAACTCGCTTCATAGCTACACAAGATACGCATACGCCGTAATCGCGAGTCCTAAGCAAAAAAATCTAAAGCTCCACTTTCTAAGATGTCCAACACGCCAGTCGAGGACCTCATCTTCTTTAAGTTCTTCCGGATAGTTAAGTAGCTTCAGAAATACGAGAAAGGCTACATAGAAAATAAGGCCATTGACAAACGGTGAAAGTGCCAGCTCCTGTTCTGAGTAAATGTCATAAACAAAATCAGGAAACACCTGCGCCCCAAAATATTCATGGACTTCAACCCAACGCCTGCAAAACCATTCCCACACAAGAGCCCAAACAAAAGCTAAGGCAATCGCATATTTACGAAATTCGGTGTCAGAGATACGATTGTTTTTCATACCTATCTTTCCTAACAAATCTATAAAGACTTTGGTTATGAACGATTCCACTGTGACCTCCTATCCAAAAAATCAGATTGTGTCACACGTGAGTGTCACTCATGCCCCAGTCGCTCAATTCTCATGTTCAGAACTGCGAGATAGTCCTGCATCAGTCCATGCTGAATCCGAAGCAAGGACTTCGTGCGCTGATCCAGTTTGGCGAAGCTGAACCCAACGATGAAAACTGACAGTCGATCGAGACGGCTCTGCAACTCATCTCGTTCCTTGATCAATCGTTTCTTCCAACCCATCATTCCTCTCCAAGAAAAAGTTTTGCCTCAGCGCGACGACGCCTGGTCAAGCCGGGAAGCTCTTTGCCGTTAACCTTGTTCACGTCGAGGAACTGGCGGGCGGCTTCTTCCGCGTTGCCTGCGTTGACCGCTCGCATCAGCTTCGGGCACTTGTGCACGACATAAGAGACGCCTACGTTGAAAGCGAGGCTCACCAGCGCAATGAACTGCCCCTCCGTCACGTGAATGTTGACGAACGGCGCGAGCCCGCGCTGGACCTCCTCGATGTCCTTTCGAAGTAGCTCCCTCGACTGCTCATACGTGATCTCGTCGTGCTCCGTCACACCCTTCGTGTGCCCCACGCCGATCGTCCAAACGCCAGCAGGACACTTGTACGCCTGCAAGCGACACCCTTCCCACGCCTCAATGAAGTCCATCGCGGACTCAGCCTGGTACTCAGAAAAGTTCTTCATTCCAAATCCTCCTTTTTAATCCCCGCCCTCTTTGTCGCGACAATCTCTATCAGCCTCAAGACTCGTGTGCCGCCCCAACCTGCCAAGCCTGACAGCGCTCCGCAAAACCCCGGCGGGAAGCCTTCGTAAGCCAAGATTTCGTAAGAGATCAGACCGCACACCGCACTGATCGCGCAGTGCAAGAACATCCCTCCCCACGAGAACTCCCGCCCTTCCTCAATCAGGAGCAGATAGTTCAGCCAACCGCATAGGGCGGCGAAGCCCCCAGACGCGGCAAGCGCCTGGGTCTCCGTTATCACTTCTTTCTCTGGCATCTTCTCCTCATAAAAAAATCCCCCGAGGAATATCCTCGAGGGAGTTGATATTGGTCTATGGACGCAAACCCCACAGTTCTCAGAAAAAGGCCGCGCAGACATAGCCGGCGACCGCGCCAACCAAAAAACCAACCGGTCCCCAGAAGAGTCGAGTCTTCCGGCGCGTCTCCGCATCGAGCAGAGCCTTCTGGGCTTCCACCTTGGCGATGAGCTCGTCCGTCACTTCCTCGACCTTGACGCCGAGCTTGTCGAGCCACTCCTTCACTTCTTCTTTCGTCATTTCAGTCACCTTTTCCTTCAGCGCATCTTTCAGCGCCTTGACAATCAAATCCCACATATGAAAAAACCGCCAGAAGGCGGTGTGATACAGTTACGTGTACGTCCTCTGCTCATAGCTGATTCTGAAGCCGTGAGCCTTTTTTGCATCTATATTAAATATGTCTCAGAATATCACCCATTATTCCTCAAACGATCCTTTGGTCTCTGTAATCATACCCGTATATATGGTGCAAGAATACCTGGACCAATGCATTAAAAGCGTAGTAAATCAAACCTACAAAAATCTTGAAATAATTCTTGTTAACGATGGTTCAAAAGATAAGTCTCCAGAAATATGCGAGAGATGGAAAGAATTAGATCACAGGATACGAGTTATTCACAAAGACAACGGCGGCCTTTCAAGCGCTAGAAATGCAGGGCTAAAAGTTGCAACAGGATTCTACGTTGCCTTTTTAGATAGTGACGATTGGTTGCACCCAGATTGCTATAGAACAGTCGTAAATCGCGCCATATCTACAAATGCCGATGTCGTAGGATATGACATATTCGAGTCATATAGCAACGAAACGATCTACAACCAACACATCCCCATCTTCCCTAAAGAAGTCTTTAACGCCGTAGACTATCTGCCCATTTTGTTCAACATGTGGCCATTAGTGTGGGCAAAGCTTTATAAAAAAGATTTCATCACGCGAAATAACCTAAAATTTATCGAAGGAATTCTTTACGAGGACAATCCTTTTATTTTAGGTTGCTGGATTAGAAATCCAGTTGTAACTTTTGTTAAAGAACCGCTCCATTATTATCGGTTAGGTCGCAACGGACAAATCACCTTCGGACATAACCCAAAAACAAAAGATGTTTTTACCATGCTAGATAAAGTACGAGAAGATTTTCAAAAAACTGGAATGATCGATCATTACATAAATCTAGTCGACTGGAGCATTCAAAACGTCGTTTGGCTGTATCACAAAACACCTTATGATTTAAGAAATGATTATTTTAAGCAAATGAAAAAACTCTTTCTGTCATACATACTCAAAGGAATGTGCAGACCTGGAGTTGTAAAGAGAAAGAACGCCATGTCCCTATTAAAGGTAATATTCCTTCCTCAAGCACTCTTTAAGTGACATTTATCTTGCGCACAAGGCCAACCATCAAATAATACTTTCACTTAACGTTGAATATTAGAATGGTTGGCCATAATCAATTCGCAATACAAACCAACTGATATTTTTGGACCAGTGGGAAAACCTACTGTGCTCGCTAACCAAGTCCAAATATGCTAAACGCCCGGCGGTTTATCCGGGCGTTTGCTTATCCTTTCGTTCTCTTGAACACAGCGGGAGCCTCTGGCCACACCACTTCGCGCGGAAAACCTTCCTGCGTCGGCACATCACGAAGTGCCTGGCGATAGGCCGTCACGATGCCTCGGTCTTCCTCGCTGAGCGGATAGTCCGGCATTGCGAGGTAGTCGGTCTCCGCAATCAGACGGTCTCGCTGAGAACGAACCTCAACGGCATGGTCTTCATCCGTCATGTTTGCGATACGTTTGGCTTCTTCTCGTTCTCGCTCCGCACCCTCTCGCTTTTCCTTTACGTCGATGTATGTTTGAACGTTATCCAGAATAGCCTCGAAAAGGGCACTCGGCATCTTCTGAAAGGCTTTTCCATTCAGCCAGAACGAACCAATCGATCGGTTGTAGTCCGCACTCTCACACTCCAATTTAAGTCCGCTGTCTGTCTCAAAATTCGCGCGCGAGTCTTCGTAGATCGAACTGCTCGTTTGAATAATTACAACATCATCCTGGATCAAAACCAAGTCTTGCATTTTCTTTTACCTCCTTACTTGATACGGGTCCACATATACACAGACAAGTACGGCTGCATATTGTTGTGGGCTTTCCCTCCGCCGGCACTCTGCAAAGAAAGCGTATGCGAATGATTACCACTCGAAGAAGTTTCACCAAGAGATGGAGATGAGGATGTACCGGCAATGTTGTAGTTTGAATCGCCAGTGGGGCCATCGGCATTACCTTTAACGGCTGCGTACGAATAATTACGCAAGGGATAGTTAGTGCCGAATCTATTGTCATTAGCGAAAATGTCGTGTCTGTGACTTCCTGCGCTTGACGTGCTACCGCTGTGCGTATGCGACGGCATCTCATCAGTCGTCAGAGTATGCGTTTCCTTACCGCCAGTCTGACCGGCAGGGTAAGCAGCGCCTGCACCAATCAGGACGCGCCCCTCATCAAGAGCCTTCCATGTACCTCCGAACAGAGAACCTGGATTCGCCGGATTGGTACTCATGTAAATCGAGCCGACTGGGTAAACGGCAAGCATCATATTGACGTTCCCCTCATCGTCCGGAGCAATGCTATTGACCGTCTTCACAGCTCCTGATTCCGACCATGCTCCGAAGGTCGCCCCATTGAGGCAGTTGCGCCAGAAAGCTCGAACCGTGTTGTTCGTCTGATTCGGGATGTAGCAGACCTGCACGATGTTCCCGCTGACAGGAGCACCCGTGTCGTAGGCTTGCACAATGCAGAAAGTGCAAGGGATCGGAGTGTTTTTCAACGTCCCGCTGCAAGCCCAGGTTTTGTCCTCAAGCAGCGTGTTCAAGTCCGCGTTGGCGATCTGGATCGTGTGATCTCGCTTATTCGCCAAGCCCTTCGTCAGCTCATCTTTTGTCGCCAGATGACTCATGTCGACATCAATCTGAATGTCGCCATTGCTGTCAGGCTTCTTCTTGTTCACAGTACGCACGGCGTCTTCGACATTTTCGACGCGCGTAATCGGAAACTGAATGACGGGGTTACCCGCCTCATCCGTCGTCGTAAAGACGATGTCCTGTTCTTTCAGAGCCATTATTTAGCCCCCTCCTTTGTTTTTGATAAGCCGTAGTCCGGCTTCTCGAATCGCGCTGCACGTCTTGTGTTTCGCGAAATCCGAGGCATCAGCCTTTGTGACGACCTCGGACTTCTTTGCGAACTCTTTGCTAATTTGCTGACTCTGCTTCTCTTTGAAGTGAGCCAGCCCTATCAAATCAAGAAAAGAGTTAGCCATCGGAACGCCCCCTACGCGAAGAGGGCGTCGATCTCTTCGTTCGTAATGCCAGTCATCGTGATCATCGGGGCCATCGCGTCCCAACTCTCGCCATTCCAGACGACATTCATCCCTGCGTCGATCTGATGCGCAGGGTCGGCGGTTTCAACGTTGTACATATCGCCGACCTTCACACCCTCGGTCGGCAGAGCTGCATAGTTTTCAACGGAGCCCCTGTAGTTCACGGCGCTCGCAATGTCCGTTTTTAGAGCGTACGGCGTGAGATCGATATTGACGCCCTTCGAACTGACCGGCAGAGCACCGCCGTTGACGCTCACTTTTTCGAGTACGTTGACCTGAGCTCCCACAGCGACTCCTTGCAATTTTGTGAAGTTGGCAGCAGACATCAGCCCCGCAGCATCAGCCGTGGCCGGGCCATACGTCGTGTCCTGCGCCGGAATACCGAGTGCCGTGATGTCGCCCTTGACAACCTTCGTACCGAGGGTAACGTGTCCATTGCCGTCGGTCGTGATTTTGTAGAGCCCAGACGCAAGAGCGCCTGCCGTCACGGTCGGATGGACATAAACGGGCGTCTCCACGTCATTGATCTGGATGTTCCCGTTCGTTTCAGAGTTTTCGACCTTCGTCGCCTGAGCCGCGATACCTTGCAACTTGGCGAAGTCTTCTTTGCTCATCAGACCGTCTTTCTGAGCCGTTGCAAGCTCATAGATCGTCTGCGGCATCGTCACCGTAGCAATCGTTGCGCCTGAAACGCTCTTCAAGGTGATGGTGCGTCCCTCGATTGTCATCGATCCGGCAACAACCGTCTTCAATTTGCTGTCGTAATGAGTCAAGCCTTGCTTGTCTAAAAAAGCATTCAAAGCACTCATTTTTCTCACTCCCTTTACGATTAAAAAAGATTGTCAATAAAAGAGTTGTCGATGCGTTCGACGAAAGAGGTGCCATCCTGACCGTCCTCTCCGTCCTTTCCAGGCGCACCGTCCTTCCCCGGCGGCCCCTGAATGCCGGGAACCTCAACGGTCACGACCTTGGGAACGATGTCCTGACATTGAGCATCTACTTGAATTTCTTCTTCTGACGTGATTTGCGCAGTAATTGCGAGCTCACGCCTTGCGCACGCATTTAACACGAGTCACCTCCGGGGAGACCTTGATTTTTCCCTCAACGACCCGCGTGATTTCGCCGTCCGGAGACTGAAGCTCCAGGTCGTACAGCACCGTGTCACCCGGGTACCCTTCTGTGTTTTCATGTTTGAATTTCGCTGTGACCTTTCCCGCCGACTCATCGAGCAGAAGACGACCATTACACGTCGTCAGCGTGTCAATTGCTTCCTCGCTGAATGCGTACCTGCGCAACTGCATGGCGGCTGAATATCCTGTCAAGTCAAGCGGACCGTTCTTGTCGCTCAGGATGAAGGACACCGTCTTATCGGAGCCTTGATCGAGCGTGAAATTTTTGACCGCTGCCATGTTTCCACCTCCTTCAACTCAGGCCGTAATCGGGCTTTTCAGGAGCGCGGTCCCTTCGATCGCCAATGTCCTTCGAGAGATTGACAGAAATCGTTCCGTCAACCTCAACGTCGACGTTCTTGCCGATCTTGATGTGCCCCAGCTTGTCAGCAGTTGCAGCCGTCAGCTCGTGGACGATGCCAGTTGCGACAGCGCCCGTCTGATCGACGGCTTCAGGAGCTCCGCCCGCACCAGGTCGAATCAACTTCCCCGCATTTTGGGCAGCCATCAGAGCCTTGTAGCTTTCGTCTGTAACGGCCACCTTGTCGGCAGGCATAACGTCCACCGACACGATCTCCGTGCAGTAAAAAGCGCGTTGAGACGCGCTGTAGTAGTAAGCCATAGAATCCTCTCCTTTCAGAATCCGAGCGCCATCCAGAGCGCCTGGACCTTTCCGTTTGCGGTGTGCTTGAATGTCGTGTTCCCCTTCGTCAAGCCAGTGGCAACGAAGTCCGCAGCAACCTCACCAGTAGGCGTTGCATTCGCGAAAACGGCACTCGTCGGAAAAGCTACAGGGAAAGCAACAACGGTCGAACCATCGGCCGCAATCGAAGCCTTGCCCCACTGAACGATGAGACCGTTCGGCAACTTCTGGAATCCACTGTCGCCGTGATTCTTCAAAAAAGCAGACAGCAAGCCAAACGGAGTCACGGCTTTCGTGTTGTCCTTGCCAGAAAGCACTTCAGCCGGAACGGCGATGCGGATCAAACCGGTGCGGCTTTCCGTCGATGTTCGTGCGCTCAGGCTCTTCGGCGTGACAGCACGCGTTCCATCTGTTCCCGCAATCGTTTCTTCATTCGTCGCAAGTTCAACGACACCGAGAGTCGTGGTCGTCGCCGGCGGATTCAGGAAGTTCGTATCGCCGAAAGCGATAGAGTCCGCAGAGAAGTCCGTCACCGCAAGGTCAATCGCGAGCAGAGCCTGCGACTGCGAAGCCTTCTGGATGATTGGAACCGTCTGCGAGCAAACCGCGAAAAGGGTTCCGCTCGCCGTGTAGAGGCCGACCTCGTAGACCGTGTAGGCCTCGGCCGAATCATCGCGGGCCGCAAGGTGGATGACGTTGTCTCCAACCGCACCGCCTGCTATGGTCGTCAGACGCTTGAACTCTTCCTTCAGAGCCGTCATGTCGCCAGTCGGCGTGTATTGCCCCGTACCGTAGCCCACCTCTGTAATGACGACGGGCGCGGTTCCAGACTGCTCGGCGTTGACGACCTCTGCCAGACCGGCGTCAGTAATCAAAATTGTGTTGGCCATTATTCGGCACCTCCTTGTTTCGCAAGAGCCGCCGCCACAGCTGCATCAACAACAGCTTTCAGCGTTGCTGGCGTGATGAACTTCGTCATCGACGTGCCAACTTTCGCCTCCTCAACTGTCGCAATTCGCGCATCGAGTGCAGCCTTTCCAGTCGCGGGCGTCATTGCCTTCAGAGCGTCTGTTCCGGCTGTAGCTTCAACAGTAGAGGCGATCTGAATCATCCCCTTGGCGGCTTCGCTTGCGTCCGGGGTCGCCTCATCGACGACAGCCTTTAAACCCGCAGGAGTAACGGCGCGTTCTTTGTCCGTCCCTGCCTTTGCCTCAGCCTCGGTCGCCAGTTCGACAAGACCGTTTCGTCCGGTCGTAGCTTTCAAGCCTCGAAGGCCGAGAGGCGTCACATAGAGCGTCCCGGACTTCCCTTCGATCGTTTCCGCTTCGGAAGCAGCCGCGCCTTTCAGGGTCGCAGGCGTGAGAGCAGCCGCGCCTTCCGTTCCCGCCTTCGCTTCGCCTTCCGATGCTGTGCGGATGAGACCCGCACGCTTTGCCGTAGAAGTCAAGCTCTTCAGACTGGCGGGCGTCACGACTCGCTGCGTATCGGTCCCTGCCTGCGTTTCTTCGTCAGTAGCAAGCTCAACGATTCCTGCGTTTTCACGTGTTGCGGCTGTGAAAGAGAAAGACATGTCGCCGAAAGTGACGTTCCCGGTGCTGACGCCTTCGAGCTTCATGTCGATAGCAAGGAGCAAATTGCTTGACTCCTGCTTTGCAATGATCGGAGTGCTCTGCGAGTAGACCGCGAAAAGCGTCCCGTCAGAAAGGAAAAGGCCGAACTCGCACACCTCGTACGCGCCCGGCCCGTCGTCCTTGCATGCGACGTGAATCGCATTGTCACCTGCTTGCCCACCTTCGAGAATCGGCAAGCGCTTGACTTGAGCTTGTAACTGTGTCTGCTCCTTACTTGCTGTGTATTTGCCGGTGCCGACACCGATCTCAGAAATGGTGACGGCGTTGGTCCCGGTCTCTTTTGCGTTGATAACGGCCTGAATACCTGCCGTCGTCAAAACGATGTCCATAAAAACCCCTCCTTATTTTGCGAGGCCGACGAGCGAGCGCATCGCGATAGGCCGTGCCCCGACGAAAATGCCGACAGCCGCATCAATGTCTCGGCTCACAATCTCTTCAGAGCGAATACGCGCGTAAGCCACCGGGCGAAGATAACCGTCAACACCCATGCCGCCCTGTAGCTGTCTCACGAGCACGAAGGTGTAATGCGAACGGACTGGCTTCGCGTCGTCGACGAGCGCGAAAAGGTCCTCCTGCATTTCGGCATCAAGCGTGCCGTCTATGTTTCCAAGCGTCGCCTGAATCTCGAACGTGTGAGGCGTTCCCTTGGGTTCCATCTGCCACCACTCTCTGATGGTCGCAGCCGAACCGATCGAAGAAACGGCATCTTTGACAGCACGAAGCGTCCCTTTCTTTCGCTTTTCCCTCACAACGTTTTTCAGGACGCTACGCTTCAAAGCAACGGGCCAGGAATCGCGCCAAACGCTCGCATCCCACCCATAGGCGACGTGGTCGAGCTGCGTGCTCGTGAGCTTGTCAATGCTGACGTAAATCGACGGAAGATCAACCGCCGCCGTCATATCGAGCAACTGCTTGTCGAGCGCCGTCGCGCTGTGCCTGACGTTGTCGTCTTGAGCAATTGAGTCCGGAAGCAAGTCGCTCAGCCTTACCTCCGCGAGCTCCTTACTCATCCTTGTAGCCCTCGTAAACGATCTTCACGCCCGTGCACTGCGCGACCTGGTCGCTTTCGAGCTTCTGGAAATCAACTGGCTTCATCGTCGGGTTGTCGATGCGCGAAGCTCCCGCCTGCATGACGTACTGAATGAGCCTTGCAGGGAGAATGTCGCGCCCGATTTTTCCTTGCTGCCACACGCGGTATTTTTCGACCGCCTTTTCAACATCAGATTTGATCTGCTCGGCGCGCGAACTGTCCTCGCGACTGATCCAGTAATGAATCTCAAGCTCATAATTCACGGCCTTCGGCGCAAGCACCTGGACGAAGTCCGTGAGAGGTCGACGCGTTTCATCACTCAAGTACGCATCGATCTGCTCAAGCGTTTCTTTTGAAGGCAATTCACCGCCCGCGAGCAGAACGTAAACATCGACCTCGCCTGGTGTCGGGGAGGTGACAGAAACGTCTAGCACGGAGCTCGACACGCTCTTCGCATGGTAGACATACGCCTTCTCAGGACCTGCAACAGAGAAGCCGTTCGGTGCGAGGCGAATGCGCTCTGCAAGAGACTCGTCGCTTTCCGCTTCGGAACCGCCCGTCGTGATCGTTGTGTTTTCAGCTTTCGAGACGAACGTCATCGGCTTGACGATCGTGTTGACCTGCCCGGCAAGGTAATCGTTGCCGATCGTACCCGCAACGGTGCAGGATGCCGTGACACTCCCTTCGAGCTTACCTTTCTCAATATTGAGTTCATGGTCCGTCGCGAAGGTCACAACCCCGTTCGTCACCTCAGTTCCAGCAGGGATCGTGTAGACCGTCGCCAGAGCCTGCGAAAGCGTGAATTTGATCGTCGTAACGGCCCTACTTTCGGCAAGACGCGTAACGCTCAAAAGCGTACCGAGCGCATCGAGATAGCCGTCCTGAGCGTATGAAAGCAGATTCTGCTGTGCCGCCAGATTCACGGCAGTGCGCTGCTGAATGATGACAGCAGCGAGGCTCAACAGGTAGAGGCGAACCGGGTCCCCCGCCGCGAGTGTGCGTCCGCTCGCTTGCTCGTACCCAGTAATGATCTCAGCCTTGATGGTCTCGGCATCTGTTTCCAAAAATTCAACCGCCGGTAAGTGCCAGCGTGGAATGGTTTCTGCCATGCCTTATTCCTCCTCTCCGATTTGCACAACAACGCGCGGTTTCAAAATGCCGTCCATGGCGCTCGCAGTGTCCTCGTCAAAGTCGACAGACACGACCGTTGCTCTTGGCTCGTACTCCTCAATCGCGTCAATAACCTCAGACCGCATCAGCATCTTTGCAACCGGCATTGGTTTGTCGATATGCGCCCACGTCAGCCCGAAGTCTCGGTCCAGAGGAACGGAGCCCTTACGCGTGCTGAGGATCGTCCGCACGTTCTGCAGAATCTCTCGCACCTCGTCCGACGGCGCGAAGTCGACTTGACTTGACAGCGTCACTGTGTACTGAGCCATTTATGCCGCCTCCTTCAAGGTGATGCTGACCTCTGCTGACACGCAGATGCCGAAGTTGTTGTGATACTTTCGCTCTTCACCGATTGATTCGATGACGAACTTACCGAGATAATCTGGGCCGATGAGCAAACGCTCAGCCTGTTTCTTCTCGAGCATTTTCTTGAGCTGAATTAGCGCTGCCAAAGGCGGAGTCCCAAGCATCGAGTTCAGCTGAATGTTGAAGCTGACCTCTGTGAGTCCTGGACCGATGTATTCAAGAACGGGTTTCTGGCCTATCACTTCGTGCGTCGCCCATCGAACCGAGCGTGAAACTGACAGGTCCTTGAAGGTGAATGTCACTGCACTACTGCAGAGAAAAGGCAGTTTGCCAAAAATGCCAACTGCGCTGAAACCCAAGCCCATAGGAAAGCCCTCCTTTCTTATTTCGGCTTGCTCACGTCGGCCCCGTCACCTTGTTCAGTGTGAACGTGGTTCATGAGGCTGATGCCGCCTGCCTTAACGTCACCAGAAGCGTCAACCTGCCCCTGCAGATTCATGTCCCCGGTAACGGACACTGCCGCGCCAGAACCACCGCTGACGGCAAGGCCGCCCTTCCCGGTAATGAGGCCCATTACATTCAGCACACCAGTAATGTCCGTTTTCGGCGTGTCAAGCGTGACGCTCGACGACGCATTGACCGTCGCCGTTGTGCAATTGATCGTCACGGCGTTCGGCACCGTGATGGAGCCGTCCTGGCGGTTGAAAACAATCTCCGTCCCCTCAATCGTCACCGTGAGCTTGTGCTCATGACGGTCGTAGCAGACGCGCGTGTCGTCATCGAAGACAACCGTGCGTCGATTCTCGGTCGACTCCGGAGGCGTTACTTCGCCCGCGTAAATTGAACCGAGAATGACGCCGTCTTCCTGCCCTTCACCAAAGAAGAGGACGATTGCATCTTCACCGACGTCCAGCATCGCAAAGTCGTGATTTTTGAGCGAGTTGCGCTGAAGAATGGGGAGGTCGTAGCTCACGAGTCCATCTTCGTCGTCGAAAACGACGCGAGCAGTACATTTCGCAGGATCGATGCTCGACACCTCACCGATCTTGATGAGGCTCGGCACCTCAGGAACTTTCCAAAGTGCGTCCATGCCGCACCTCCTCAATAGTTGTTGTTGACTCTCCGAACGGAAATCGATGTCACGTACCCGCTCGTAGAAACCGAGTGGGACGCGCTTTCCACAATGAAATTTCCGTCGAAACTTCCGAAGCCCTTCAGAATGATGACGACACCCGCCACAAGAGACGTGTCGCCGACAAGAGAAAGACTGCCGGTCATCTTCCGAAGGTTGAGCTTGCGAAGCGTTGCTTTAGCGATCCGCTTCGCTTCGGAGATCGAAGTCGCACGCTTCTTAACCTGGTATTCCTGACCGTCGTCATCGGCGTCCGGATCGACGTAGGTGTACGTCATGACGGCAGGATTTTTCTTCTCAGGAACGGCGTCGATGTCATACTCGTTCGACGTGTAGCCGCCTGCGGAGGACTTCTTCTTTTCCTTAGGGTTGCGGTATGAGATCGTGCAACTCTTGTACGTCTCAGACTGCTGCGACTCGAAGTCCCACGAAAGGATGTCCGAGACGCCCAGCGTGAGCGTTTTGACGGGCTTCTTCTTTTCATAGAATGCTTGGTCGAAAATCACAATCTGCGAGTCCGTCACCTTGATTGAAAGGCCGGCGTCTTCACATAGGCGGGAGAGAAATTTCAGGTTGCTTTCGGCCTTCTGATCCTGTCGGTCGTAGCTCGGGTTCTCCTTCGAATCGAAGAGGAGCTTGACTTTCGCAGCCGCCGCAATTTCCTGAGCGATGCCCTTGAGCGTCTTTTTCTCCCAGGCCTTCGTGATCATCTTGCGACGAATCGGAGTGTTCATCGGGATCGACACGGCCCGCATCTCGAAGACACGAGGCGATCCACTGGTGCGGAGAGAATCGACAAAGAACTTTCCGCAGAAAAGCTCGCGCCCCTTCTTCCCGTCAACCGTCCCCGATGCGATGTAGGCGCGGACGACTTCGCCGCCGTCCGGCTTCCACTTCGACGCCCACTTTCCCGTCGGGTCTTTGAGCGTGAGGCTGATTTCATCCGCCTCGTTCGTCTCTTTGTCGTCGTACGTGAAAGAGAGCAGGTCCGGCAGAATGTCCTCCGACACCGACTTGCCGGCTTCGGTGAAGAGGAGCCTCAAATAGGTCTGGATAGGTCCACTCATCGCGCACCCTCCTGACGTTTCCAAGGCGGCAGGTTCTCAGCAAACTCCATCGAGTCTGTGTCAATGTCCGGCACATTGAGCACGACGCCCGCACTGAAGAAAACTGTCTTCCGGTGCTGTAAATTCGCGCGGATCAGTTGGTCCATCAACGCCTCAGAGCCATAGACTCGCTTAGCGATGATGTCCCACGTGTCCTGCGCGACGGTCGTGTATGTCTTCACGTCACCGCCTCCTTATGAAAAAGATAGACGCTGCTGATCCGCCAACAGACGGCGCAGGTCCTTTTCAAGCTGTCGTCGACCTTCATCAAGGCCGCGCTTCACGCCTTCGTAGGCATCACCAGAGCCACCCGAAACGTTGATGACGGGAGCGAAATTGACGGTGATGCCGCCGCCCATACCAACCCCAGAGCCAAGCATTGACGACAGCTTCGAGAGCGGAATAACCGCCTCAGGCTCGCCGCCTTCGCCAATATTGGCAAACGTCGAACGGGTAGCAATGCCGCCCTCTGCAAGCTGAGGAATCTTCGGAAGATTTACGCCGAAAGTCTGGCCGCCGAACTTCGGCACCCACTCCGGAATGTCCACAGAAATGCCGTTGATTGCACCGATTGCGCCGTTGACGAGATTGATTACCCCGTTGATCGGAGCCTTAGCAATCCCCTCAAGCGCCTGAAAAGCATTCGAGAAAATACCCTTCACGTTCTCCCAGGCTGCCGACCATTGGCCGGTAAAGACGTTTTTCACGAATCCGATCAGGTTCGAGAAGACGCCCCAGACGTTTTTGGCGACACCAGCGACAATCGCAAAGTTTGCCTTCACGACCGAAGCGATATTCGGGAAGTTCGAGGAGAACGAATTCCACAGCTCGACAGCCTTCGCCTTGATCGCGTCCCAGTTTTTGTAGACCGCAAGCCCTGCACCAACGAGCAACGTGAAGGCCGTAATGACGACCCCCACAGGATTCGCACGCATCGCGCCATTAAGCAATAGCATCGCTGTTCGCATCAGCTTGGCCGTTGCCGTCGCTGCCGTCACAGCAATTTTCCAAGCCCCCATCGCAAAGGCCTGAGCCTTCGATGCGACCGTCGCAAGAACAGTGCTGTTCCTCATCAGCGTGATTGCTTTCTGGATGTTCAGGAAGCCCTTGTACATCGAGATAACGGGGCTCGCCAAAAGCGCGAACCCAAGGCGTAGCGCATGAAAAGCCGCCACAGATCCGAGGAGGGCACCGCCGACCTTCATGGCCGTAAGGATCAACGACTGGTTCTCACTCACCCACTTGATGACGCCCTCGCTACTTTTCACGAAGGCTTCCGCCGACTTTCGGACAGCAGGAAAAAGAGCCGTCCCGATCCCGCCGGCAACTAGCTTGACCGCGTTACCTGCAATCTGCAGGGAATTCGAGGTCGTGTCAGCCCTGGACTGGAACTCCTTCAGCATCGAACCGGCATACTGAGCCGGATCGGAAATCATCGCGAAGTTGCCTGCAAGCAAGTCGCCCTGCTTAGCAAGCGTTGCAACCGCAGACTTCACGCCCGCCTCGTTACCGAAGAGAGCACCGATGATCGAAGACTTCTGGTCTTCACGCAGACCGTTGATGCGCTTGAAAACGTCCTGAATCGCCTTTTGAGCATTTTCAGAGCTCGACGTCATCATGTGAGCCATCTTGCCCGCGTCGATACCGAGCGCTTCCATCGCCTTCTTCTGACCCTTCGTAGCGCCTTCACCAGACGACAGCGCGTTGATGAAGGACATCATCGAGGTCGAAGCGACTTCGGACGAAACGGACGCAGATCGGAACGAGCCGGCAAGAGCCGCAATCTGCTTCTCATTCATCGCGGTCAAGCCCTTCAGAGCACCACCGGATCGAGCAAGCACCTCGACGACGTCCTTTGCCGACGCGCTCGTGGTATTGCCGATCTGGTTGACGATGTCGAACATTGCCTTGCTCTGGTCGATGTTGATGCCCATCTTGGACTGGATGTCCGCGTATGCAGCACCGACCTCATCCCCCGTCATATCGAAGGCGATGGCCATTTGGTTCTGAATCTCAACGAGCTTCAGAGCCTCGTCAGCCGTCTTTGCGATACCGGACTGGAAGGCGTTCGCCGCCATCGCTGTCATGTCCTCAGTGCTCTTCGCGTATTGGAGCGAGAGCTTCTGAATGCCATCGAAGACTTGCTTGTAGTCGTCCGAGAACTTTCGGAGCTCAGCCTGTTGGTCTTCAAAGCTCATCGCCTGCTTGACCGGAGCACCAGCGGTTGCGGCAACCGTAGCGCCAATGCCCATTAGAACGCCCGCGCTCGAAGACCGCATTTCGCTGGCCTTGTCCTGAACGCCCTGAGCCTTGCTCAATCGCTCGTTGATCTTCGCGAGCTTCTGCTGTGCCGCACGAGCCCTGTCAGCTGATTGTGCGAGCGCATTCTGTCGCTCGATAAGCGTCCTCAGGTGCGTGCCGGTCGTTCCCATCTGCCCGTCGAGTTCGCGCAAAGAAGATCGATTCCGCTCAAGAGCAGCCTTCGACTTTTCAAGGGCGGCTTTCGCCTTGTTGAACTCGGAGACCATCTGGGCGGACGGCTCCTTGGTCGCGCTCATTGCTCTTCCAAGTGCTGCGACCTTTTCTTTCGCACGGATGTACTCTCGCGAACTTTCGCCTACAGCCTTGCGTGCCTTTACCAGGCCGTCCATCTTTGCAGCTTTCGCATTCAGCGTAGCGAGTGAATCACCCATGCGGGCGACGGTCTCCTGCCCTTTCTTGAAGGTGTTCGCGAAGTCTCCGGAAAGCTTCCCCGCGATCTTGAAGGCAATGTCGTAAACCTTCGACATGAGGTCACCTCCTTACGAAAAAAGGCGATTTCCCGCCTTATTTTTTCTTCGCCGCCCGAGCTTCCGCTTCGAGCTGCTTTGTGATCGTCCTGTTCCATGATGCGAGCTCAATCAACGGCTCTTGCATCCATTCGAGAGCGCCGCCTTTCATGACGCGAGCAATAGACACCGCCGCCGACTTGACCTCATCGTCAGGATCAGACCGCTCCGCAACGCCGATCACCCCAACAAAAAATTGCTGACTTCCTGCCCGATTGCGCAGTAGTCCTTGGCGGGAAGGTTTTCCATGAACTCAATCGGAAGCTTCGCGGCCTTCGCTGCAAGGTACACGCAGAAATCAGTGTCCACGGCAACCAACGGAGAAATATTCCCCGCACGCGCCCATTCGCGCTTCACCGCAGACACATCCTTGCCAGTAAGGACATCAAGGTTCAGTTCGATCTCCGTGTACTTCTGGCCTTCAAACTCATATTCCTTAGAGAGGATGTACTTCATGTTTTTCACTCCTTTGTTTTGGGATTGCCGGGGCACGACTCATGCCGCCCCCGGCGTAGTGCTTTACGCCAAGCCCAGGTCCTTTCGAACGCTGGCGAGCTTGTCTTCCCCATCGAACTTGGCGATGAAGTTGTACTTGTCGATTTCGATGAGCTCCTTGCCATTCACAAGGACCTTCATGTAGATCACCTCGAACTCGCTTTCGCTGTCGGTCGTAGAGCCCACTTCGAACGATCCGAGCGAGATGCTCTTTGGCGTCGCACGCAGAGACACGCGCACCGGCACAGACGAATATTCGCCAAGTGCAGCATCGTAAACCTGCTGCGATCCGCGCAAATCGAGCGCATGCGCCTTCTGGTTCGCGAGCTTTGCAAGTTCGGGCGTGATGGTGCGCCAAGTGAAGGTCGCAGTCATCGAGCCAAAATGACCAAGAATCGGGCTTTCAACTTCACCGGCAATCCCGGCTCCGCTTACGGTGTCACTCATCGCTTCGATGGACGGCAGGTCCACATTCGCGACGCCGAGCAAGTCATTTCCGTCGTTGTAAACGCGGAAGTTAATCAGGCGCTCGGGCACCTTGTTTCCAGTTGCCATAATTCAAGCCTCCTTATTCAAACAGCGTCGAGAGATAGCTAGCGTCGTACTCAAGAATGAAATCGATCTCGCGATTCGGCGACGGCGGCGTGATGTAGACGTGAAAACGTGCAATGCCGTCCATCAAATCAGTCGTCGGGTTTTCGCTCTCAAGGAACTCCACGCGACCTCCGAGAATGTACTGGCGAGCCGCAAGCCCGTTGAGCCAAATGTTCGCGCTGTCAACAATCGTGTCGACCTGACGACGATTCAGGGGAGCATCAACGCGCTGCCAGAAGGTCTGAACAAGCGTGTTGCCGACCCAGTTGAACATGCGTCGAACCGGAATGAAGGAATCCTTCACGTCCGTGTTGCCCGGGTAGCAGGCCATGCGATTGCCCCAGCACACCCAACCGCCGATGAAGTTGAGCGCCGTCACGACGCCCTGACCGTTCAGATAAGCGCCGTTTTCAGGCCCAAGCCAAACCTCCTTGCCGCTCGAAAGGACCGTGGAAGTCATCTGGAAGTTCTTATTGGACGGGCTGACATACGGCGTGCTGTCGTTGTCACCGTCCACCTTGCCGATAAGTCCCATGAGCTGAGTACTCATGTGGTACGCCGTTCCGGAAAGGGCAAGCATCGGCCAACATGCGACTTGCGCTTCATCAACAACGTTATTGTTGTTCTTCCATTCGGCGACCTTCGAGTAAGAATCGACGGTGTCCGTCGGCACGTCAATCAGAGCGATCGCACGGAAGTGTTCGTTGATGTTGACAGCCTTGGCCGCCATCACAGCCGCCACCTCCGGGTCGCTCGAATATTTCGGAGCGACGATCTGCCCCGGCACAAGGCGGAAGCGCGGGAAGCACTCGCCGATAAGCTCAAGGCCGCTCTTCGCACCATCAACGGACACGCCGCCGATAATTTCAGACTTCGTCACAGCAGACGGATCGAGCTTTTCGGCCGTGAACGTCAGCGACGCACCAACCGGAACCTTGAAGTTGTCCTCGTCCTTCTTCGACGTAATGACCAGATTGCCTTCATCGTTGAATGTTGCAACGAAGTCCGTGCCTTCCTGGTAGGTCGTTACGTCCTGAGAGATTTTCAAGGTAGACAGGATGATGCCTGCCTCGGCAATCGTCGCAGAGCCTGTCTTGGAATCAAGCGTCACGGTCGTTGCCGTCGCCGTCTTCTTGTGCTTCGTAGGATCAAGCACATTAACAACGATGATCGGCGCGACGCCAAAAAGAGCGAACTGGGAATAGATCGCTTCGCTCAGCGTGAAGTCGTACTTTTTCAGACCGCTTGCGCTGTCCTCTACCGGCGGCACGTAGCCGAAGGCAGCGACAGCCTCGTCATACGAGTAGCAGAGAACGGGCTTGTTGACGTTGGTCGGATCGGTCATATTGACCGGAGCAGTCCCAACAATGAAAGGAATGGCCGCCTCAACCTGCACCGGCGGCAGGATAGAAGTCGGCACTTCGGAGATTTTTACCCCGTGGTTGTATGCCATTTGATGACCTCCTTAGAGTTCATTTTTGAGTTGACGCACATAGGCGTTTAGGATGTCGCCCTTCACGCCGATGCGCTTTCGCGCTGTCGCCAGTTCAGACACCGGGACGAAGAGACCGCGCAGGGCCTCACTCTTTTCGCGCATCGATGCGATGTGCGGAGGGAACTCCCCTGCACGGAACACCGCATTGCGCATCAGTGCACCACCGCCAAGAGTCGGACCGATATAAACGACAGCCTTTCCCTCGGTGGTTTGCGCCTTTTTAGTTGTGGGTTTCTTCATAGTCATCAGAAGTCCTCCTCCTTATCAATTGGCTGCGGCGTGCGGATGTCCCACGTCGTCTGCATGTCGAGCTGCCAGTACGGATAGGGCTGCTCCGCATAGGTGCTCCACTTGATCGGGTGTTGCAACCGGTATCGATTGGCTAGAACCATCCCAGGCAAGGAGCACAACGCCGTGCGAATTCGGGCCATGACGTTCAGGCAATACTCGTGCCCGTCGTACTCTTCGGAGTAGGTCCCAACAATGATCGAGACCTTCACCTCCGTCGAGTCCTGATCGGTTGCACCTTCATCCGCTCTGACAAGAACGAAAGGAAAGTCGTCCTTCTGTCCAGTACGCTTCGGCGGCAGATACCCGCTGACGACCTGCGGAGCGCGAAGCTCGCCCTCTGCAAAACCGCGCTCAGGCTTCGTTGGAAGCGCGAAGTTCTTCACAGCCGCCGCAACCAGTTCACGGATCGCACGCGTCAATTTGTTTTCGACCATTCGGTCACCTCCTACACTTTCAAAATGCGGTTGACTTCGTGGTCAAGGCGCTTGACGATCATTTCCTCGGTTCTCTCTTCGATTGCCTCCACAACCTCCGGATTGCCGATAATCGACGGGATTGAAGGGCCGAGCTTCTTCTCAATCGGAAGACGCTTTTTCCCTACGCGCTGCATGATCTTTCCCTGCCAAACAAAGGCCTGCCCCAAGGGCTTCATGCCGCCTTCGCGCTTTACAGACACGCGGACGCGCTTCCGGTTTGCACCAGTGCTGTCCGTTTTCGGCGAATGTTTGTAGGCCGCAAGACCGAGCATTGGACCTCGGCTCACAATCTCCGCTTCTAACTTTGCGTGCGTCGCCTTGCTCGTTGTGAGCGTCTGGCGAACATCTCCGGCCTTCACGGTGTAGCGAGCCCTAACCTCTTTCACGGCCTGCGTCTTCCCTGCCTGCGCCGCACGATTGATTGAGCGCATCATTGCAGTCTCAACGCCGCCCGGCACTTCGCTGAGGAGCTTTTTCGCTCGCTCGATCGCCTGGTCGGAAGTCACCTTGATGGATGAAGTGCTCATTGCTCATTCGCCTCCGTCACAATGACGAGCACGCCGCCCTCATTGCTGACAGACTTGACAAGATGAAGCGCGCCGTCGATGTTGAGAAGCTCGCCCTCGACCGGCGTTTCAATCACGCCGACTTCGACGTATATCGTCAGTTGGTTGACAAAAACGCCAAGGTATGAATCGTCACCGTTCGCCTGCGTGATGATCTTGTCGAGAATGCACGGCACAACCTCATGGCCAATTTCGTGCTCCTCGGCAAACTCGTCGAGGTTGATGAAGACGTTCTGCACGTCAGCAGCAACGAAATCCTTGAAGGCACTCATCCCGCCACCTTCTTCGTCGTGCGACGCTTGACAGGTTGCTTGACTTCAACTTCTGGCTCATCTTCTGCTTCGGGAATCGGAGCAAAAGCAGCTTCCGGCGTCGGCAATGGAGCTTCTTCGACAGGGTCGTCCTCGACCTCATTCACGCCGACAAGCGCCAGATTTTCCTTGAGAAGCTGAAGGCCGACCGTATCGTCAACCTCGATCTCCTCGCCTGCCGTGTAGCGTTTGCCGGAAATGAGAAGGTTTTCTAAAAGAACAACTTTCATTTCTGTCCCTCCTACGAAAAAGGGCAGGTCGTATTGCCTGCCCTAATTCGGTTTTTGTCGCTCTTAAGCGAGAGCTTCGATGACGTGGAAGCCGTGAATCTGCTGAATGATCGGCAGCGGACGGCTCTTGATCTGCACAATACGACCAGACGGGTTGGCGCGCTGAACCCAAGAATCAGGGACACGAGCGCCTTCGTAGAACTTGACCGCATCATCACCGGTCAAGGAAACCAGGCCGTAAGCAAGCATCGTCTTCGCGTTCGGGCTTGCGAGCATGCAGAGTTTTTCGGGAACCATCGGCTGTTCCTTGCCGGCGTCATCCGTGTACCACTCGTCATAAGAGTAGATGTCAAGACCGGAGTCCTTGAGATAGCCCCAGTACGTCACGCCATTCGGCAAGTGCTGCGGATCAATCGCGCCCATGTCGACGCGACGCATATCGAGCTGATTGGCAGTCGTGAGCTTATCGAGGATCGTATCAAGCACCTTCGAGCCGCAGATCAGCTCGTGCGGAGTAAAGCCGCCGGACTGAATCATCGTGCGACGAAGCGTACGAAGATCGCCCATTATCTGGGCGGCGTCAGCAGCGTCCCACTTCGTGCCCAAAGTAGTCTTCGGCAGCTCCTTCATCTCCAGGTGAGCCCAGTAGTTCAGAACTTCATCGTAGCCTTCGCCCTTGACCGTCACCTTGCCCTGGAAAAGAGCCTCGGCGCACATGACCTCTTCACGACGCGTGATGATGTCGTCGAGGTCGGACAAGTCCTTGCCGAGGATTTCGGCAGCACGCTGCGTCGGGCTCTTTGCGGAGTAGATCGTTTCGCCAGGCAGACGCTTCAGCATATCTTCTGCCGTCGTCACGCGCATCGGAGAAACTTCCGGCGCTTCGTAACTTTCCGTGCGGAAACCTGCGCGTGTCAGCACGACACCGCCAACCTTCGGGTTGACGAAGGGCGCAATCTTGCGACCGCCGCGACCGATGATGTCGAAGTCGATCTTCTGGGTGTGGAAGGTCGGGCGATTCGTAAAGTAGCGATCGCGCAACCAGGTGGAATTGCTCTTTTGGCCTTCTTCGACCATCGCGAGCATCGTGCGAGTAGTAAACATATCAATTGCCATTGTTGTAGTCCCTCCTGAGATTTAGATGCTCGGCTTGAAGAAGATGCTGACCTGACGAGCAGACGGCTTGAAGTCCGCAACGGCAGCGCTGTTCTCAGCGTTAAAAGAAAGAGCATCTTCGTTGAATTCGCCGGTGAGATACACGGCAGCGACCTTGTCGCCGGAAGCCGTATCCACGTCCTCGGCAAGAACTGCATACACTGCAGAAATCGTCGTCTTCCCAGAGTCAACCTTGCAGAGCGTGCCGTCCTTATCAAGCAGAGCGCCGCGCTTGAGCACGCCCTGGCTAGTCTTGACCATCATGCTGTCAGCAACAACCGGCATGATCTGCGACGCAGCGAAAAGATTGTCGACAGTCGTCGTATGAGTTTCTTGCATTGCCATTTCTTCTTCCTCCTTTACTTGCGAGCGAAGGCGCGCGCACCTGCTTCAATGGCCGCCTTCATTTCGGCGTCCTGCTTTGCCTTCGCTTCGGACTTAGGATCAAGACCCTCGTTGCCTTCAGGTTCGATGCCCTCAAGTGCCTTCGCGTCATTCGCGCGAGCCTTGAGCATCTGTGCGCCGCGAGCCTTGTCGGCCTTCAGGATCTGAACTGCAAGCGCTTCTGCGGTCGTCTTGCCGTCGAACTTCGCAGCGTTTACAAGGTTTTCATGACCGACGACAGCGATGTCTTCAATTGCCTGAATGCGTGCACGTTCCTGCGCAGCGCCTTCGACCATTGCTTCGTTGCGGATCACCTGAACCAGTTCAGGGTGTTCCGCCTTCAAGGTTTCAAGATTCATTTTCCGAACCTCCTTCTTTTGAACTGCGGACGCCTTCGGCTCTTCCGCGTGAATGAAACCTTCAGGTGCATTCGCAAAGAACTGCGCGCTCACCTTCAGGTTGTTGACCATAACGGCGTCACCCACCGCACGGTTTTCGACGACCTGGCTTTCGTCGATCTCGTCAGCAAAACCGAGCTCAACCGCTTCCTCAGCAGTCAAGAACGACTCTGCGTTCATTAGCTTGTCGAGAGTCTTTTCATCGAGACCGGTCTTCTCGCTGTAGATGTCGCGAACGCTGAGTCGAACCTTCTCAAGGTTTTCTGCCGCCTCCTTCATCTCGCGCGGCGTCAGAGCATCGGTGCTCATGCGCACGGGATGGACGAGCATCATTGAGCCGCGCGGCATGACCACCTTCGCATTCTTGGCGCTCGTGATGATCGTGGCCGCACTGGCCGCCATGCCCGCGACGGTGATCGTCACCGGGCCTTTATGACGGGAGATCAGGTTGTAGATCGCGATCCCCGTGTATACGCTCCCGCCCATCGAATTGATGTAAACGTTGAGCGGCTGGTCGTCGCGAACTACAGCCATGTCGGCCTTGAAACTCGACTCATCGAAACCCTGATCCCAAAAGCCCCCGCCAACCGACCCAAACAGGTCAAGCCGTGCGGGGGCATCTTGAGCAGCCGCCGTGAATTGATAGAACTTGTTCTTATTCATCTGTTTCCTCCTTCTCCGGTTCCGTCATCGGTTGAGCCGGAGCTGTCGCACTCAGACCGTCTTCCCTGCGCATTGCCTCCTCGCGTTTGCGCACAGCGTGGACCTGGTCGTACTTCATGCCAGTAAGCTCAGCCGCCTCTCGTTCGCGAGTGCTGAAGCCTTCATCGACTCGAACCTTCGCGGCATTGGCTTCCTTCAGCGGATCGAGCTGTCCCTGCGCATCGCCGAACCATTCGGCCCCGCACCAAGCAGCACGGATCGCCGGGTCGTCAAAGAAGCCGGGCGCTTGCACACGCCCCTTCAAGACGGCCTCGGTGAGCCACTCCTCATAAATCGGCTGACAGAAATTCCCCACGAGCCATTCGCGGCGCATGCGGAACATCTTCCAAGCCTCGAGAAGCGAAGCCCTTGACGCGCTGTAGGACGCTGTGAAGTTCTTCACGAGAAGTTCGTAAGGAATCTCAAGCGCCGCACCGATCTGACGACAGATAGCAATCACGAAAGGATCAAAGTTGGGGTTCGGTCGACTCGGGTCCGCAATCTGAACCTCTTCACCTTCATCAAGGGCAACGATCGAGCCGTTCCCCATCTCATAGGCGTTTGGGGCCTTGTCGACCTGCATCGCCGGATTGAAGGCCGTCGCGAGTGGAGAATCGGGAGTGTTGCTCTTGACAAAAACTGTGAACATCCCGGACACGACCGCAGCCATCAGTTCGGCCTCTGAATACCTGGATAGTTGCTTCAGAGCCTCGATGACAGGAGCAAGCATCGGCACGCCTCGGCGCTGTGCTGGACGCTCTACGTCTGCCATGATATGCAGAACGTTTCGTCGACCTGTCGTCGTACCGAAAGCAAGCACGCGCTTCCATTCCTGCTGCAGGTCTTGACCGATGCGAGGGATCGCGCCCGGATGATGTTTCGCCACCCAATAGGCAACGGTCTCACCATACGTCCCGACCTCGATGCCGCCAAGAATGTTTGCAGTCGTAGAGGCATTGAGCGGATCGCACACGCGGTCGGCTTCAATGAGACCGATGCGCAGGTCGTAGGCGCAACCCTTGCGCGGAATGATCGGCATCGTCACAAAGACGTCTCCACTCATCAGAGCCGAAAGGAGCACCAAGGACTGAAGCTGAAAGAATGTCTGCCGGCGCTCGGCGTCGCAGTTCACGCTTTCAGACCACAGACGCCATTCGCGTTCGGTGTTCTCTTCCCATTCCTTCGCTTGCTCCTCTGTGAGACCGAGGAACTTCGCGTCGACCTGTGCATTCAGCGCAAGACCGGAACCGACAACGTTCGTTCGTACCGTCTTCAGAGCGCCGGTCGCAAGAGGCGACCCCATGTAGAGATCGCGCGAGCGATTGCGAAGCGTTTCCAAGTTGTCAACGATGTCCGCATCCGCATCGCTTCCGCCGGACAGCCATCCGATCAAGGACTTCTTTGCGTATGAGCCACCGTGCCGTGAATAGCCCGAGTTCAGAATTTCGAGCTTTCTTCGTGCCTCGAAGCGCTTCAACGCACGCTCAGGGCTGATCGCCCTGATTGCTTTGTCAAGCAGATTCATTTGCAAGCCTCCTTACAGGTCGCGAGGGACTGCGCGCATCACGCGCGCCCCCTTACGTCCGTTTTCGAGCTTGTCGATTTCGTTGCGCCAGTACTTGATGCGAGCCGCAATATCTGAAAGCGAAGCTCTCGTTAAGCTACGCGTTCCGATTTTGTAAGACTGGCCAGAGGCAACCGCGCGTTCGGCATCGAGCCACATCTTCAGATTCGCGCGGGCCTCGTCTATGGTGATCCAAGACATGTCAATGCCTCCTTATTGTTTGATGTACTCCAAGAGGACGGAAGCTTGACAACTGTTGTCATCAGCTCCAGTCAATTCCTTGAGTCTTTCGAGTTCATCTCGCGTCTCGCAGGTAACCTTGAAGACAAGTTGACTCTGAGGACTCTCGTCGTCGACCGTCTCATCGTTTTCGATTTGGGCCGGGATTTCCGCCAGAAGAAGTGCATCGAGCTCTTCCTCAGAAAAGCCCATGACATCAAGATTGAAATCAACGTCCTGAAGTTCACCGAGCTCGATGCGAAGAAGCTCTTCGTCCCACCCGGCGTTGAGTGCCAACTGATTGTCGGCAATGCGCAGTGCTTTCTTCTGCGCGTCGGTGAGCCCCTTCAGGCGGATCGCCGGCACTTCCTTCATGCAGATCGACTTCGCGGCCAATGTTCGACCGTGGCCTGCAATGAGCTCATTGTGTTCATCAATCAAGACAGGGTTTGTAAAACCGAACTCCTTGATCGATTCCGCGACTTGCTTTATTTGCTCGTCGCTGTGCGTTCGGGCGTTTCGCTCGTACGCTTTCAGATCGTCAACGTTGATGTATTCGATCTGCGTTTTCTGTTGTGCCACTAGGCTTCAACTCCTTTACAAGGTGATCCCCTTTGAAAGGGTTCCGCGCGACCTACGCGGAGCGGTCTGCTGCTTGAGTGCTCCCCCATTCGCATAAAACTCCTGCAAAAAATCGAAATTAGGCGAGAGAAGCTCCAGTGCAGCAGTCGCATAGACCGCGCAGTCAAGAGCCTCGTTTCGTTCGCGGATTTTCTTCCACGCCATTTTCGAGACACCTTTCTCGAAGTGTTTTTCAAGCACCTCAGCGGTCAGTTGCTTGAAGAAGTTTTCAGAGAAGCCCCTGTCCTCCTGCGACGCATAGTGCGCGAAGTTCGGACCTGGGTCCTGCACGGAAAGCCTGTTCATGACGAGCGACTTTCCACTGTCAACACCGAGCGTGAAGAGCGTTGCCTTCATCGCGTTGCTCTTCGTCGGCGTGTTGATGAACGGGACACCGATGCCGCCGCGCCCCTTTACAGAGAAGACGCGCATTCGTTCGCGGGCTTTCGTGTACTGGTAGACATTCGTCGTATATGTACCGTCACCCGAGTCGACGCAGGCACAAGCGACCGCAATGTGGACGCCGTTCAGCATCGAATGCTGGCGCTGCAGGACCGCGTCAAGTTGCTGCCATGTTCTCGCATCGTCCGGGCGGCCATAGAGCACTCGGTGCTCAATGCCCCAACACTCTCGGCCGACACCCCACCCGTAGACCGTGCATTCCAGTCGGTCGTGCTGAACGTCGATACCGGCGGTCAGTAGCAAGACGCCGTCTGGGAGAACGCCGTTTGCCGGATAGCTTTCGCGTCGGTTGAACAGTTGCTCCCAGTTGTCTGCATCGGAATTGCTCTCTTCCCACGCTTCGCCGAGCTTCAGGTTCACGAACTCCATGAGCCCGTGCTTGTCTCGGTTGTGGTTCACGGAAACAAACTCATCCACAAGGTCGTGAAGGTTCACCCACGGCGAGTACAACGCGTTGACGTGGTAGCCCTTGATCTTGCTGCCCGGGTTCGTTGCAATCCAACGGCCACTCTGTAGCAACTTCGGATCGGGCTTGTAGGCACCTCTCGTTATGCAGCCGCACTCTGGACAATGCATGCTTGCCGTCATCGGCAGCGCATTCCCTTCGTCGTCTTTCTGCCAGGTCACGTTTGCCCATTGCAGAATGTGTTCCTCACCGCAATGCGGGCACTTGACAAAGAATCGACGTTGATCACTTCGTTCGTACCAGTCGTCAATCTTCGACGCGCCTTTGATTGTCGGCGTGCTGACCAAAATGATCTTTCTGTTCCCGAAGTTCTGAGTTCGCTGAATGGCGAGTTTCAGAGGATCGCCTTCCTTCGTCACGCCGTAGCGGTCCACTTCGTCACAAAGAAGGACGCGGATCGGGCGAGACGCAAGACCAGCTGGCGAGTTCGCGCCGACAAGAGCCAGATAGCCACCAGGGAAATGCTTCATGCGAATAGTCGTACTTGACTTTTTCGCAGAGCCGCGACCGTCCTTCCCTTCTTCGAGCTTGCCTTGCAAGCCTGGAGAGTTCTGGAACATCGGCTCGATGCGCTCCTTCGAGAACGCCTCGGCCATTTCAACTGTCGGCTGAAGCATCAGCTGAGGAGCAGGCTCCTGGTCAGCGTAGTAGCCCATGATGTTCAGGAGCATCTCCGACTTGCCGAGCTGTGACGAGCAACACATGACGACGATTTCCGTGCGCCTGTCCGTCGCAGAGTCCATAGGCTCCTGCAGGTAGGGAGTTCGACTTGTGCGCCACATACCTGCTTCAGGAGACGTACCAGAAGCGACGACGCGGAACTTGTCGGCCCACTGGCTCCCGGTCAAACGAGAAATGGGACGGCAGGCCGTAGCCCACGCTTTCGACCAGATACCCATTCCATCACTCCTTTGCAAACCGCGAGCCGTTGATCGTTTTCAGAAGGTCGCGGAAAATGTCCTCAAGGACTTCCTCGGCTTCGCGCTGCGTCCGATTCTCAAGCAGGGCCGAGTAACGAGTCGGGGCGGAAATCGCGAAGTTTCGGAGCATCGCTGCTGCCTCTCTCGCGTCCGCCTCAACCTCAGCAACCGAGACATATTCGCCCTTGAGCTTTTTGTATTCGAGGTCCTTGATCTTTGCGGTCGCGACCTCTTTTGCGAGCCGGGCCTTGTTGAACGCCTCGTTAACGTTCAGCGCAGACGATATTTGCTTGTCGTCTTCGTCATCGCTCGTGAACACGTCCGCAGTCTTTCTGGACGTGCGACGGCTCGCCTTTTTTCGTTCTTCAGACTTGACCAGAGCCTTGAAGGCTTTCAGGCCTTCTTCTAACGGAATCTTTCCGTCGACAAGAGGCAGCTCGCCAGTCTTGCACTTCCCGCTTACGTATGCGGCACTACGTCCGACCTGGCGCGCAAACTCTCGCATGCTGACGCCATCGTTCGCCATGCCAACACCTCATTTTGTTTGGTACTTCCATCTTCACGCGTTCGCGCTTTCGCTTCAATACCGGCGGGCACCGGCAAGCGTAAACCGTTCACGGAAAGCGTAAAGTGAAATGTTCATGAACACCCTTTTGAAATGTGTAGCTAGACGAGTTTCGGGGCTCGTCCGACCCGCAAGGCTCAAAAATCCCCGGGAGGACCCAAGCTCTCTCCGTCGCTCATTCGACGCCCCATCACTGAGCGGGCAGAGGCTGAGGTTGAGCCAGCACAGGCGCCTGGCCCTTGTCATCAGTCACAGCATCGTAGATAGCGTTGCCGGCCATCGATCCTGCGGTCGCACCGAAGAGAGAACTCCAGAAGCCACCGCCGGAAGAGGCAGGAGCAGATTGATTCACAGTCTGGTTGATGACGGTCGTGTTCTTCTTCACGACTGTCGTGCGCTTCGGTGCATAGCTCTTCGTAGGAGCAGGACGGGAGAACGAACGACCGCCGCTGAACCCACGACCACCTCGTGCTTCAGCTGCTGTAGAAACGAAAAAGGCGACCGCAATGGCCGCCACAATAGCTTTCTTCATAGGTAACCCAAGGAATTAGAGAGGGCGAGGATTTCTCCCCACCCAGGCCTTAGAGCAAACTGACCTAAGGTAGCGAATGGAAACCGCGCGGGTTGCGCATCGTTGAGAGGCGTGCGCGGTGTTGTAAACGAAAAAAGCCCGCAGTTCTTCACCACGGGCTCAATTACATCTTAACTCAAGCTAGCGTCAGCTCTGAAACGCTTGCTAATGCTTGCGGGTTTGTTTCTTCTAGGCATGCCGAAGCTCCCTTTCGGGAGCCCACGGTTTAACCGGACAGCCAACTGCTGTTGTCATACGACGTTCAATACTGTCATTTTAGCACTTTTTGGTCAGTTGTTCGACAATTTCGTACAACTGAAACACAGCCCGTTCCTTATGTTTTTTGAATGTTTTTTCTCCAAAAGAGAGGGAGCGTTCAATGTCCCTGGGGTGTCGCCGTTCACAGTAGAACATTCGAAGGAGCGCACGATTGACTGTGAGCATTTGTTCGTCACGGTAAGCGGCGTCCAGAAGGTTGGCATCGGCAACGTCGATCTTCTGGACTTCGGGTTGTGATTGTCTTGCCGGCTGTTCCTCTCCCTCTTCAGCCTCGTGATCAAACCAGTAACGAAGCGACTCACAGAATACCTGCGTAGCTCCTTTCTTGGCTCGAGGGCATTCGCGGTTTGCTCGTGCCCAGTTGCGCAAACGCTGTTCTTGCTCTTTCGTGATCATCAGAACTCCTCAATCCTCCAACCGCCACCGTCCTTTTTCGCTTGCTTGTAGACCGCGACGAAACGGAACGGGAACTTGTTCGCTGCGACCTTGATCTTTGCCCGTGCATCTTCAGTCCAGTAGCCCTTGACCTCGTGCATCTCAATAACGCCGTCCGCAAGCATGACAGCGAAGTCTGGCGTGTATCGGCAGCCGTCGGCCAACTTGAGCGTGACACCCTCGAAGGCGTACCACAGGACTTCACCCGCCCGCTTGTGAAGCTCAAGCTTCTGTGCGTAGGCCGCCTCCGTCTTGTTCATAGCGCCGGCCTTCATGCGCCCGAGTGCGAGTACGCGTTTATTCATGTGCGAGCCTCTCGAGGTCTGTGCGCTCCATCAGTCGGAGCATGGAGTCGGCCTGATGCTTTGCGGCGCGAAGAGCCTGCTTGACGCGCTTGCGGTTGTCCAAGCGATCCCATGAGTGATTTCTCACATGCTGGCTTTCATCTGCGCAGACGATCGCGTCGATGGTCGTCTCGAGCGTCTTGAGCGTTTTAGCCATGCGCGGTAGTTCGTCAGGCGTGAAGAGACTGGTCATTTCGCGCCTCCGAAGCGCCCGTTATAGAACGGCTCACCGCCAACGCGAATCCATCCCTTGACGTTCAGGAGCGACAGGCTTTGCTTGTAGAGAGGTACGTAGATGAGCGCATCGTCCTCCCGATATCCGAAGACCCTGAAGCCATTGACAGGACGCCCGTGCCAGGCTCTGAGCAGGAAAAGGCATCGCTCGCCGATTTTGGGGGCATTGAGCTTCCCGTCCTTCTCGATCGGCTCAAAGTCCTCGTCCTTGATTTCGGACATGCGGGGGCTACGAGTGAGTTGCATCGGTTTCTCCTTTTGCGATTTTGAGTTGTTCAATTTCGTCGGGGCGTAGACGTTGTGGCAGCCCCGCCTTCCGCATCTGCCACGTGCCCGCCTTTTCGAGCTTTAGTGGCTTTTCGGGGATCAGGCGACAGCTGTTGCCGAATCGGCGCTTTTGCGGCTTGGCCCAGACTTGCCCTGCCTCGTCGACTTCGTACTGGTCGAAGCCCTTGATGTTCCACCTCATAACGTCCTCCTGTGGTCAATATGCTTTTGCTCATTCGTCCCAGTCATCGCTCTCAAAAATCCATGCAACGTACATGACGAAAAGCAGGACGATCCCTATAAGGCATTCGATTTCGTCCGTCATGTGAGCACGCTCCTTAGCCAATACAGCGATGAAACAACGGCGGAAGCCGCGTACACGGCCGCAATCATTGCCGATATGCCTCGCAGAAATGGCGGCGTAATCGAATCACCCAAGACCTGTGCCCGATAAGCTGCCTCCTGAAAAGCCCAAAAGATTCCGAGCGTGAGCACGCCGAAGGCCAAGATCGAAAAGAAGAGTTGCGCAAAGTTCATCTCTTATCACCTCCAGTCGCGAAAAATCCATGCGATTGCGACTATGCCAACAACGACCGTGAGCACGCACATGTAAGTCCAAAACCCTGTCATTCTCGTTACCTCTCTGGCCCCCCCCCGTGAGATGATTGAGGCGTGTTCCCCAACACATTCATCAACCACCCCACGGAGGAAATCGTGTTTGATCCGTTTTCTGTCATTGCCGCGGTCGCTACGGCGGCCACAGCCGTTTTCATGTATCCAAACTTCCTAGCCTCACGCCCTACCATCGACGTTTGCATCGATGACGTTCCGAACAGCACCCGTCGCGGTTCACGTGGTGAACAGCTGCAGAGGGACGGCTTTTTCGCCATGACCGTCACGATCCAAGCGGCGACGATGCCGGTCGTGCTCAGATCGATAGAAGTCAAAGATGCGATCTTTCCCACGTTTGTGAAGAAGGGCGGCGAGTTAGTGCCGACAGCCGACCTCTCGGCAGGCAAGAAGCAACTCGCCATCTCGCTTCGCCCCAACGAATCGAAGACCCTGAGGTTCTTGGTGAAGCCGACAATTGCAGAGAGCGGTACGCTCGAGGTTGTCATTCCGTTCTCCTACCTTCGCCCCGCTCTTCGGGCGAGTTGTGACTATGAGCGAACTCATTACATCGGCGAGTGAGCTCCCTCACTTCTCTCTGCAGCTTGGAAATCTGACGGCTGTGTCGATCTATTGCCCTGCCGGACATGACGATGCAGAAGCAGAGCGTTAGGATTGAGAAATCCTGTAGGTGATCGGTTGTGAATAGCCAGCTGAAGAATTCGCTCATCAGAGCCTCCTTTCTGACTTGACCATGCTCGACTCAACCAGGCCGATCAGGATCTGATCGATCTCTTCACGAAGCCTGTGCGTCGTGTCTGACACTTGCCCGATGTCAGGGAACTTGCCCGAGACGGTTCCGCTGAGTATTTCCTCGAGTTGATCGAGGCTCTTGCGAGCGGCGACAATACCCTCACCGGCCTTAGCCAAGGCTTTGTTTCTTTCATTCACCCATTCGGCGGTTAAATATGTCTGACTCATATGAAATTCCTTTTCTTCATGCCTTAGATAGTTTGAGAAAGGTCGAATCGTGTAAATGTCCCAGATGCAACGTCGTTGCTCAGCAAATTCCCATTCCGATTCCACAACGCATCAAGGAACCGCAAAACAACGAAGACTTTTTCCGAGAGCATCACCTCGATAGAAAAATCAGTGTTGAAATGCTTGCCACGTTCTTTCCAATGGCAGAGGTTTGTGTCAAACAATGTGTTAACTGCCAGAAATTCAGCCTTTGGATTGACGGAAAGCTCGTTTGGCCTGAACCCGATCCAGTTCCCGCTTCCAAGTACATGCCCGAGCCTGTTAAGGACGTTTGGGATGAGGCGCAAAGCATTGCAATAAAATCGCCTGCGGCGGCCGCCGGATTGCTTCGTCACGCCCTTGAGAGGTTCTGTGAATACCGGGGTATTACGACAGGATCCTTGGCTAGCCGTATCAACGCCCTCGGACTTCCTGAACGAATTACCGCTGCGGCCCATGCTTGCCGACATCTTGGTAACGATGGCGTTCATGAGGGGTTCATTTATTACCCCAAGGACGCGACGTATGACATCGTTGTTCAAATGTCGAACCTGTTGAACCTGATCGTTGAGCAAACGATCGGTGTTGAAGAACAAACAAAAGCGCTGATTGAAATGCACAACAACCGGAAGTGACATCAGAACACCTCCTCAGTTAAGTTCAAGTGCCTTGCGGGCGTTGATGCGGTCGCGGAGGCCGAGACGGAAGTCGGTCGTTTTGATCTCTACGAAGTCCGCGCACTGACGGGTTCGTGAGGCGACCAGATCACCGACATACTGGTCGAACTTGCTCGGCTGACCGTTGGTCTCCTCGATGCCGAGATTTGTCACCAAGACGGTGGGCTTGTCGTTGCGGTATCTGGCATCGAGGATGCGAGCAAGCAGCTTGGCTTCAAAGGAAGACGGATCGGCGGCGATGTCGTCTAGACAAAGAACATCCAGTCGGGCGAGTTCTGCTGTGATCTCGGCTTCGCTCGTCGTCGCCTTCTGGTTCCCGTAAGTCCCCTGGACGGCTCGAACCAAGTCCATCGTTGCCACAAATCGAACGGTCAACCCCTTGGATTCGCGGAGACTGTTGAGAGCGGCACAGGCGAGATGACTTTTGCCAGTCCCCCAAGTGCCTGAGATAACAAGCCACGGGGTTTCTCCTTCACGAACAGCCTTAGCCCAATGGCAGATCCGCAGGAAGGCGTTCTGCTGAACGTCATCAAAAGGATCAAAGTCCGAGAGACTTGCTTTTGCGAAGCGCTGCGGGATTGCGGCGATCTGGGCGAAGCGTTCTGCGGCCTTCTCGTCGTAGCGACGCTTGAGCACTCGGCATTCAGCCATACCGATGAGTGCGCCTTCCGTGTACTCGATGCCGTCACGCTCGAACTCAGAGCGCATCTTCTCGATCTCCTGCACAAGTTCCGGATCGACCTCGGTCTTTTGGGTGGTGACGGTGGAGGCCTTCTCTGCGCGGATGCGGCTCACACGCTCGAGGATTTCAGTCAGTGAAGTTAGTTTTTGTTCTGTCATCATGTGTCCTTACGAGTTCCAGATCTTCATTGCCTCTTCTCTGGCTCGTCGTGATTCTTCTGGCGTGTACTCTCTGGGTAGAACCTTTGGTCGTTCACAAACCCCAATGCCGTATTGAGGGTCTGTAGGCTTTCCAAACGGGTAAGTCTGGTTTTGGCTCTGCGGCCTGCTCTTGGCGAACTCTTCTGCCTTTGTCGTCCACGTTCTCCAGGCGGCCAGCCAATTGCTGAACTTGTTGTCCTTCGAGATGTGGAAGTTGACGAACTTGGTGAACTCCGTCTGAGCGTTGATGCTTGGATGCTTTGCTTGTGCGTACTCAAGGTATTCAGGCGGGATAGAGTCGTCAGGCGAGAATGGGCAGCTTGTCTTTGGCTTGGCTCTTGTCGCCTTTGGCTTTTCGACCTTTTTACCGTCGTTGGTAAGATGGTCGGTTTCCCACGGCGCTTGCGCGGGCAAGCTATTACTTGTTCCCTTTACTTGTTTAATTACTTGTTCATTTACTTGTTCGGGTGTAGTTTCATACAGGGGTGAACTGCATTTTTCTACAGGGGTCCCCTGCACTTTCCTACCCCCCTCCCATGCACTTTCCTTCAGGGGTGTACTTTCCTTCAGGGGTGTACTTTTGTCAGGGGGAGTCGAATCTTGCAGGGGTTCGCTTTCCTTCAGGGGGTCTGCCGTTGGCAGCCTGTTCAAATGCAAGGTGAAGTAACGCATTTGACCAGGCGCCTGAGTTGACGACACGTAGCCAAGATCGTGCAAAACTTTTAACGTCGTGCGAACAAGACGATCGTTCACGCGAGAAATTCGCGCAATTTTCTCGGTCGACGGGTAACAAGCCCCCGTTTCCGGATTTTGGAAAAACGCAAGGGCTTCCAGCACATCGACCTGAGTGCGATCGGACAATCCCGACGCGCGGACTTTATGCATAGCCTCGTAACTCATTCAAAACCTCATCGACTGGTTTTGATCATTTGCAAAACGTCAGCGGCAAACTGACTGACTTCCTCCGGCTTACAACCAGTCAGACGGCAAAAAGGAGCAAGGTAGTTCCGCGTGACAGAGTTCTTGGAAACCCACCGCTTGACAGTCTGGCGGGAAATCCCAAGATCGTCGGCGAGTTTTTGCTGAGTGCCGTATCGAGAGATGGCATCTCGAACAGAAACTTTCTTCATGTGGTACCCCATACAAAATTAATGGTACCTATATAGTACCATAGTTGGTAATCGCGTGGTACCCTAAGACGGTCCGTTTATTGGTACTATCTGAGTACCAAAGGAGGCCTTATGTCATTCCCTGAACGCCTAAAAGCTCTGTTAGCAGAGCGGCAAATTTCAATGCGCGAGCTAGGCCGCCGCATTGGTGCAAGTCACGTAACAATCGGCAAGTGGCTGTCTGGCATTCAGATGCCATCCGATGAAAACCTAGAGGCGTTGTCGGAGTTCTTTCGCGTCACGCCAGCTTTCCTTAAGTTTGGCGACACCGTTTTGACGCGTCCGCAGACGCTTGAACTGGATGAAGACGTTGTGTCCATTCCGGTCCTTGACGTTAAGGGTTCCTGCGGTTATGGCGGTGAATTCACACAGGCTATTCAACTAGTCCAGATGCTCCGAGTCACCAAGCAGTGGCTGCTTTCTAAGTCCGCATCATCGCTGAACTTCCAGACGCTTCATATCATCACAGCTGACGGCGACAGTATGGAACCGGGCATCAGACGCGGCGACTTTGTAATTGTCGATACGTCTCAGAATCGCTTCGTCGCAGACGGCCTGTACGCTATCCAGTACTCGAACTCCATCTTCATCAAGCGCGTTCAGATTCACCCCGGTGGTAAGGTTGAGCTAATTTCTGACAACCCCAAATACAGACCGATTCAACTTGAGTCATGCGAAACAATTGAAATCGTCGGCAGAGCCGTTCTTTGCTTCAATGTGCGCGAACTCTAACGCGCGATAACAATTCGCTCCGCCCAATCCCGCCTTGTGCGGGATTTTTTTTGTCCGTCAAAACAGCATTTGATCCACATCAACTTTCTCGCCATTTTTGGTAACCTGACACTACCACCGTTGGTACCCCTGTGGTACTATGACAGTACCAAATGTGGAACGCATTACGTTCCGCTTGGTACCCAAGCCGCAAGGCTTGGCGTCGATGGGAAGGGCATCGAATCTCGGCACTTAGCTGTGTCGGGGACCGCCCGCCAAACGGACGCGATTCTGGACAGAAGGGTCTGTCGGGAGCGCATCACGCGACGGAACGGTAGTCGCAAAGGTCGTGTATGAAAAGTACGCAGGACGGCTGGAGGGTATCTTCCAGTGCGGTTGGGTTGGGGACCACCTGAAAGCGACGCAAGCTCGCCCCACGAGCTAGATCAGGATCAGTCTTCGGACAGAGGGCATGTTAGCCCCGAGCGGCCTGAGCGCAGACGATGCGCAACCGCGTCTCGATTGAAAGCCGATTCAAGCGCCCTTGCCTCTTTTTTCAACGAATACCGAGTCCTCGACTGGTGAGGACGCTTGGATGGGCTTTCACAAGAAAGAATGGCCGCGCGGTTTACACCCGCGCCTACAGCGGGTAAGATGAGGCTACCTTGTATGACATGCCCTGATTTCAGGAAGGGAATATCATGACTCAGCCAAACACATCGTTCATGACGAATTTCATGAAAGGCGTGCGCAATGGGCTGGTGGCTCCTTTTGTAGCCTTGAACCCGCCTCGCGTGCAAACGAAAATTGATCGTCGCCTGTTCGAGACGTCCTACCGCTCGCCGGCAGAAGACATGCTCAACATTAAAAGCGACTTCGACAAAGCTGTGACCTATGCCAGAAAAGAGCTCGACGCAACTAGAACGCATTGCCGACGTTGAAGACAATGTGCCGGACGTCCAGACAGAGGCTCAAACTCAGCTAATCGCGGCAAAATCCGAAACCTTTGAGGGACCTTTGCCTCACCCGGACATTTTGGCGCGGTATGAGAATATTCTCCCTGGCATCGCAGACAGAATCGTCAGAATGGCCGAGGCCGAACAAAATGCTCGACACTCTGCCATCGATCAGGATGCCAAAAACAAATCCACTCTTGTTGACATAGCAGCGAAAGAAAGCGCTGGAGCTCTTGAGGCACAGAAAAAAGGACAGAACATCGGTCTGGCCATTTCCCTTGCCTGCGTTCTATGCGCCATCGTTTGCGCGCTCATGGACAAACCAACAATCGTGACATGCGCGTTCTTGGCTGTCCCGACAGCATCGCTCATCGGTTCATTTATGCCAAAACTATGGCGTAACGACGTAAAAGAAGAAAAGTAATCACCAGATCTCACGCTCTAAACACCTTGTTCATACCGCCCTCGGCACTGCCGGGGGCTTTTTTATTGCCTGAACAACATGAGAAAAATCGAAAACTTCGAGAGCTTCGCCGCCGGGTACTTCCTCGGCCTCGGCATCAAGAAGCCGACCGCCGAAGACATCTGCCGGCTCAGCGTTGATTGCAGAGCGTTCGCCGCTGCGCTCAGCTTCTACATGGTCACAGACCCCTATGTACTGTCGAAAGTGCGCACGCCTGACAAGTACGAGGCGGTCGCGAAGAACATCCAGTGCTTCATAGAGGCACTTCCTTGACGACTTTGAGGGCAACGGCATGACGCAGATATGTGCCGATCTGGCGGCTCACTAGGCCAGATCCCAAAGCCAGGGCATCTGCAGACGAGAGGCTTTTGCGTTCACCCTGGCTCCCTCACCCCACTTTCAACAGAAGGCATTCACGTGCCGCCGGCCACTTCGGCGTGGCATCTCCTAGGGCGGCATCTGAATGCCTTTTTTCATTTTCCCAACCGGAGAGAAAGCTATGTCTCTTCTCGATTTCTTCACCGGGCGCAGCGCCGACGAGCTCATCCAGTACGAGCCTACGTCCGAAGACACCATCACGTTCGGACATCGCCTTTTCACGATCGGCGGCATCGTCGCAATCGGTCTCACGGTCATCGCATTGAGGTACTTCGCATGAGCAACGGTTTTTACTTCGGTATGGGCGGCGTCCCGTCGGTGTACGACGAGTATCCCGACGAGCAGCCGATCCTCATTGACGGGTACGAGCTCGATCTCGACACACTGACCGCTGGAGGCGAGCTCGTCACAATCGAAGAGTTCACCGAAGCAGCCAACGACGCGGGGCTCGACAAGGACATCATGGAGGACTGCCTCGAGGAGCTTCGCGTGCTCTGGCAGGAGCGCGAGGAGGAGGAAGCAGCATGAGCTTCTCCGACCCGGCCCACATCATTGACCACACTCCAAGGGACTTCGACATGAAACGAATTACTCGAAAGCGACCGCTCAAACAGCGGCGCGCAGCAAGGCAGGCTCGGCAGAACGTCGAGCCTTTTTCGTGCGAGCGCCCCGGACGCATCTGGACGCTCATCACCTTCTTCGGTGCGCTAGCCGTCATCGCTGGTGCGCTCATCACTGGAGCATGGAGTAACGAATGAAGACTTTGACAGGAATCGCGCGGCAGATCGCGCACCAGGCGGAGCAGACGCCGAACGCCGACATCGACGAGCTCTGCAAAAGCTATGTCACAAACTGGCAAGAAGAAGTGCTTGCGGCGTATCTCGCAGATCCCGAAGCGTCACTCGGGCTCATTGGGGCGCTCACGAGACTGAAGAACGCAAGCTCGGCAAGAGAGGTCGCAAAGAGCATCGGCACCATCACCGACGAGCTCGATGACGCGCTCTTCGACGCGACGGATATGATCGCGTACCGCGTCGACTGCATCCTCGACCCCGAACCGGGCTTCAAATGCCCAGAGGAGTAGCTATGACGATCGCAACACTTGAGCCGCTCGAGCTTCCGATGCCCGAGCCAGAGGACGAGGTGGACCCGTACCCCGAGTACGGCAGCCGCGACGAGTTCGAACGAGCCCAGTGGTTCGGCGAACGTGCAAAGCGTCCCGAGCCGATCTACGACAAGTCGCTTGAAGACTTCTACGCCATCGGCGACGACGAAATCCTTTTCTGAGGACAAAACATCATGACAGACCAAAACTCCGTGCCGCAGGTACACGCGTCAATCGTTGCTGTGGCCGACGCTCTGCGCGAACAGGGTATCGGCAAGGATGCCACGGTGAGCGGCGGCGGCAACTACAAGTATCGCGGCATCGACTCAGTGTACGCAGCCCTCTCCCCTCTCCTCGCGAAGCATCACCTCTACATCGCCCCTGTTCGCATGGAGAAAGAGCCCGAAGCGGTCAGCGGCAAGATGCGTCTCATCCGTCTACACATCACCTACCGCGTAACGTGCGCAAAGGATGGCTCATACGTCGAGGTAGTCACGCTAGGCGAAGGCATGGACAACGGCGACAAGGCATCTGGCAAGGCCATGAGCTACGCATACAAGAGCTTGATGTTTCAGCTCTTCTGCATCCCCGTCGAGGGCCAGCCGGACACCGACAAGGACGCAAGCCCCGAAGAGCCGCCCCCCTTCCTGACCGAAGACATCATCGCTTCAGCACGGTGTGCCGCGGACTCAGGCATGGAGGCGTACAGGGCCTTCTTTGAAGGCATCACCCCCGACCAGAGAAAAGCGATGGTGCGCTCTGGCCTTCACGAAGAACTCAAGACCACGGCGGCAAATGCCGACGCCGAGGCCGCATCAATATCTCACTAAGGAGAAACAATGGCATCCGTTAACAAGGTAATCATCCTCGGCAACGTCGGTCAGGATCCCGAGATTCGCCAAGGAAACTTCATCGTCGCCGCCCTCTCTATCGCAACGACGCGAAAGTGGCGAGACAAGGCCGGTGAGACTCAGTCTGAAACGGAGTGGCACCGCGTCTCCGCTTTCGGCCGCCTCGCCGAGATCATCAGCCAGTACGTCCGCAAGGGCGATCCGATCTACATCGAAGGCCGCCTGCGCACGCGCAAGTATGAGGACAAGCAAGGGGTCGAGCGTTGGGTCACTGAAATCATCGCAGAACAGCTCCAGCTTCTCCGCCAGAAGGACAGCGACGAGAAGCCTGCGCAAGCCAAGCCTGCTGCACAGCGACGCGCTCCCGAGTCGACATACGACTCTGACGTACCCTTCTGACCATCTTGACAACGCTGTCAAATTGATCAGTCATTCGATTTTTTCGAATAACTCAAGCCCTCGGCGAAAGCCGGGGGCTTTTTTTGACAAGCTCCCCAGAAGATCGTTGTAGGATAACTCTACGAGTATCGTTAGGAGAACGCGATGGATCAGGACTATTTCGAATTCAAACTACACCTTCAGGGGAAGGCGCTCGAAGGACACACCATAGACGCGAAGGAGCTCGGCGTTGCGCTGATAGGCATCAACGACTCTCTCGACATCATTGCAAAGCAAATGCCTGGAGCTCGCCAAAAGCAGACATCGCTTCAAATTCAAGCTAGCCTCGAGAAAGGAAGCGTAATTGCACTTTTGAAATTCGTTTTCGAAGCAGTCGCCAGTAACCCTGCCTTGTTCTCGGAAACGGTTTCTCTGGCAAAAGAAACATTCGAATGCTTCATCTTGCTGATCAACTTGCGCAAAACGTTTGGAGACCAAGAGGTTACTTCGGCTCAAGTTGATACTGTCGCCAATCAAACCCAATACATCAACTGCACCATCAACAACTTCAACGGCAACGTCAAGCAACTATCGCAAAAGATTCACAACGGAGGAGTGCTTGCTAAGCCTCTCAAAGAAGCTTTCTCTCCTCTTGGACTGGGCAACCATGCAGAGCGCTGCGAATTGCTAGACGCGAACAACGCCAAAGTCCTCGACATCGACAGACAGGGATACGAACTAATGACCACACCAGCACAATCAGCCGCACCTCAGGCCTTGCCGCCTATGAAGCATGTCGACGCCGTCATCCTTGGTGTTCGATTCGACGAAAAGAAGTGGACGATCAAGTCGAACGGAACAGAATACGCAGCGAAGCTGACAGACATGGACTTCCATGCCCGAGTGCAAAACCGCGAAGTTTCGTTTTCCGCAGGCGACCACATAGACATCGACTTGAACCAGACTATGGTCATGAGGAACGGGAAGCCTTCGATAGAGTATGAAATTGCCAAGGTCTACTCGACCACGAGGGATCAAGGCCTTTTCAGGGGTCAGGAACTTTGACAACGCGCCTCTGTTTCGTTCCTGCTTGCTATAATCCCTCTGCAAGCACATTGCTTACAGGAGGTTACATGCAAGCAAAAGACATTAAAAAACAAGCGGCTGCAAAAGCGAGGAGCGCGGCCCTAACGCCAGATCAAAGATCAAAAATCGCAGCTAAAGCGGCCCTTAAAAAGGCTGGGTATCCAAGTGCAGAATACGTCGGCACGCTCTCTTTAGGGGGCGCACAAATACCGTGTGCTGTCCTTGATAACGAAAAACGAGTTGTCTGGGAACGAGAAGTTGTTGGTCTTTTAACTGGCAACAAGAAGGGCGGCCTGGATCGATACCTCGCACCAACAAATTTGCAACCGTTCGTTCCTGAAAAATTCAAAAATGGGCTTGTTGCAGAAACGGCAATCGTCTTCGAAAAAGATGGGACAAAATGTCACGGTTTCGAGGCAGAAGATATCGTCCAACTTTGCAGAATGTATCTGTCAGCCCGGCGCGCAAATGCTTTACTTCCGAATCAACTCCACCTTGCCGCACAGGCAGAAATTATTATTTTAGCTTTAGCGGAAGTTGGGATAACTGCTCTAATCGACGAGGCAACTGGATACCAGTATGTCCGCAATAGGAATGCACTCAATGCCTTGCTTGATAAGTATCTGCTAAAAGAATATGCGGCTTGGGCAAAGAGATTCCCAGATGAGTTTTACCAACAGATTTATCGACTTCGAGGATGGACATACCCAAATGTATCAAAAAATCAGCATCCCAGCGTTGTTGGGAAATACACCATCGATATCGTGTACGACAGAATTGCCCCTGGGCTTGTTGAAGAACTCGAAAAGCGAAATCCAAAAACAGACACTGGTCGGCGTAAGACAAAACATCACCAATGGATGACTGACGATATAGGGCATCCAGCTCTATCAGCCCACATCCACGCAGTAATGGGATTAATGAGAGCGTCGGACAGCTGGACTCAATTCATTGCATTGCTAGATCGAGCCTACCCCAAAAAAGGTTCTCAAATTCCACTACTTACTTGCTGAGTTCTAATTTTCTCAATCGGCCCTGCCCTAACCGGCGGGGCTTTTTCATAGGTACGCAAAATGAAGCTCTACCAAATCAGTGACGCCATCCGTCAAGCCCTCGATCACATCGAGCTCGATGAAGAAACTGGAGAAATCCTCTCTGCCGACGAACTCCACGCCGTCGAGGCCGAAGCCGCCGAAAAGCTCGAGGCCACGGCACTCTACGTCCGCGAACTGCAGGCCGAAGCCAAGGCAATCAAGGTCGAGGCCGACCGCATGAAGGCGCGAGCAGAAGCCCTTGAGAAGAAGTCCGAGACGCTCAAGCACCTGATGCTCGAAGCCCTGCCCGCCGTCGGCGGCAAGGTCAAGACGCCCAGTGTGACGGTTTTCATCCGCACGAGCAAGGCAATCGAAGTTGCGGACGGGGTCACGCTGCCAGATGCGTTCGTCACGGTGCGCACCACGACCACGCCGAACAAAACGGCGCTCAAGGAAGCAATCGAGGCGGGCGCAGATATCGAAGGCGTCCGACTGGTTGAGCGCGAGAGCGTGCAGATCAAGTGAGGAGGCTATGGCTCTAAGAGACTACAGCGAGGAGATCGGAAAGAGGTACGGTTGGCTGACGGTTCGGGAGGTCTTCTCGAACGGTTACGAGGCCGTCTACCGAAGCGACTGCGACTGTGGAACGAAAGGCTTCGAGATCACCCGCAACCTCCTGCTCAAAACCAAAACCCCATCCTGCGGGTGCTATCGGTCGCCGCTCAACAAAGCCAAGCGCCATGTCGAGAAGTACGGCCCCAGGTTAATCGGGAAGACGATCGGTTCCCTCACGGTTCACGAACTTCACCCCACCGAGGAGGGCGCGGTAGCGGTCTGCTCCTGCTCCTTCTGCGGTAGCGACCGTTGCAACGTCCCGCTCTTTCGCATTGTCACGGAGCATTGCACGACGTGCGGGTGCTATCGCCGCAAGGACATGAGGACAGCCGTTGCCCTTCAGAAGGCGAAAGCCCTCGTGGGAACGGCGAGCGGATACCTCCGCGTCGACTCCGTGCGGGCGACCGACACGGGGAGGATCGAAGCGGTCTGCACGTGTCACTCCTGCGGCCTGACCGATGTCGTAGTCCCGGCAAAGGCCATCACCGAAAAGAAGGTGACGGATTGCGGCTGCCGGGCAACCGACGAACGCCGCCGACGCAAGCTAGCGCAGGCAAGGAAGCGCAACCGCCTGAAACGAATGGCGGAGATCACAGAGGTGCAGAGCGAACAGCAGAAAGTCAAGCCTGAGAGCGTGACCGCAGAGGCCCCGACCAAAGCCCTCATCGGCGACGGGTTCGATTTGTCCGTCAAGCGCATATGCAAGCTCTGGCAATCGCTCGACCTCGACGACGTGTGCGTCGCGTGGCGGGATGCGTCGAATTTTGCGAGGTGGGCTATCCGCTCTGGCTTCGCACGCGGGGCGACGCTTGAGAAGCGAGACCCGACGAAGCCTCATCACCCGAACAACAGCTACTGGAGGAAGCAATGAACGCCGCCCACGCCGTCGGACGCCTATCGGAAGATCGGCAATCGCCGCTCCCGAAACGGCTCTGCATGACGCCTGATGAAGGTGCGGCGCGGCACATCCGAGATCTCGCAATGCGCTTTTCACTGGGGTGGAACGTGAGCCTCATCATCCAGTCGCCGCCGCCGAAGCGGCTCTCGATGCAGACGCTAGCGTCATCCCGCACGAAGCGCATGAAGACGAAGATCAGGAAAAAGTACGGCTTCTTCGCAGAGGAATTCATTGCCGAGGAGCTAGCCGCGAAGCCCTCCTACTACCGAGGCTTTTCCGCAATCTTCTACGACGAATGGGAGGAGTACGAGCGGGAGTGGCAATCGTGGCCGACCCCGGCGGAAGCGCTCGGGCGCATGGTTGTCGCCGGCATCCCGAAGAGCAATCCGAAGCTCGAGGAGATGCAGCGCAGGAAGGCGGAGCTACGGGCGAAAGCCTTGCAACGCACGCCCGAGATGCTAGCTCTTCAAGAGGCGGCACGCCGCAAGAGAGAGGCGGACGAAGCCGCCCGCCGCAGGTGCTACGAGGAGTGGCTCATGCGCCCAGACCGAGATGAAGACTCGCTTTTTTATAGAGAGACTGACCAATGAAAAAGAAAACCACTACGTCGACCCTCCTCCTGCGCTACCTCTGGTCGCAGATGCAGGAAGGCCGCCGTCATTTTGAAATCGCGGACACCAATCTCGCTTTCAGTGCAACGGCGCAACAGCTTTCCAAGGCCGTTCGACGTTTCAATGAAAGCGGGCATCAGCTGAGGTTTTCAGGATGGCGGTTCCACGCGAGAGTCGTTGATGTCTACACGCTGACCATCGACGCCGAGCAGATCATCGACCCCAAACCCGACTCCCTTATCTGAGGATCAAACCATGGGACCCCAAACCGTCGAGCAGTACCTAATCGAGAAACTGGAAGAGCTTCCAGAAGCGATACATCACATTCTTTACGAGCATGGCGATCAGGTCGCCGTAGCGAAGGAACTCTTAGAGGCCGGCAACACCTCAGAAGCGTGCGGCGCTCTGGCTGAGGCCGCCGCCCCGGTGCGGGATGACGGCGAGATGCAGGCGGCAGTGGCACGGGTCGGTCAACTGGCAGAGAAGGATCTGCACGAAAAGGAAACGATGGTCGCCGTGATCGACATGATCGACCGCGAGGAATTCGACCGAGCCGAGCGTGCACTCGCGGCGTACAAGGCACAAATCATGAGCAAGGCCGAACTGATCGCGGAGGCGATCGCACAGGTGAGAATGGCAAAAGAACGGGAGGTATTTCAATGGACGGGTGGTTAAGCAAAAAAGAGGTCGGCGAGTACCTTGGCGGGAAGTCTCCGCGCACCGTAGACCGTTGGATCGCGAAGCGCATCATCCCGCAGGGGAAGCGATTCCCCGGCGGCATGTTCTGGAAGAAGGAGGTCCTAGACCGATGGCTCTCTGACTCAAACTATGAGAAGCGCTGCGACAAGCAGCTGAGGCTGAGAAACGCGGCCCCCTAAAACATCCCCCCGGCGCATACTGCATCGGGGGATTTTTTGTTTTCGGTTGCAGCTATATATCAAAGGTGCTACCATGAAGGCAAATGGGACGGGGGTTTACCCATCCGGCGCTAAGCCTGCGGATCGACTGCAGGCTTTTCGCTTTTCTGTAGCCATGGTACGTCATCGTGCTCCCACAAGGGAAAAACCTTTAGGCCGTTCCCGTCGTATGTGTACCCAGACCTCCCCATCCAGAACTTCTTTTTGAGGATTTCGTACGTCCTGTTTTGTTGATCGGGCCGCATAACGAATAGCCCAATCGGTCTGGCTGTAAGGTCTGCCAACTGGAGCCCATTTGAGTTTATGGACTTCGGAACAATTTTCAGAGAGAACGGATATCTTTCCCCATTTCGGTTTTCGGCGTCACAGATCCGCCTGAAAGCCAGCTCTAGCTCTTTGTCCTCCTTGAGACCTCTCGATTCGCATATAACAAACGTTTTCTTTCCATCGAAATTTGAGTTTGCCTTCAGAAAGTCTCTCAACCTTTCTAAGCCGTATTCCATCGCAAGGCTGTACGGCTCATATGGATTCGAATAACGCTTATTCAAAGCGGGCTTATTAATCACCACACCAATTAGCGTCATCTCTGAAGCATCAATAATCTCAGTGAGCTCATCCAAGAACTTGTCTTGATGTAAGAGCCCCTTGAAGTCGCCTGTCTGTTTCCGGATGTCACGTTCGTGCAAAACGACCATGTCATGACCAAAATGACGAAACTTAAACTTCGACATCTCGGGGATGATCTTTTCCGCGTATACCTCTTTCTTTACGACGCATAGTGTCAGCACAAACACCGGAAAATTAGGGTTAATCTTCTTTAGGTTCGGGTCTCCGCTTTCGTCAACATAGACCACATAGTCGCTGAACTCTGACTCACTCATCGCATTCTCCGTAAACCTCATCCGCCCAGGCTTGCAAAAGCGGCCTCCTTTGCTCGAGCAAATCGCTTCGCTGATAAGCCTGTTCAACCTCGTTCCCCGTCGCGTGCATCAGGCTCTTCTCAGCGAGCACGCGGTCAAAGCCGTTCTCTGCCGCCCAGTCGCGAAACGTCGACCTGAAGCCGTGCATGGTGCCGTGCTTCAGCTTCTTTTGAATGATGACACGGGGCGTCTCTTTGCTGATATGAGGGCCAGATGCGCCCGCAAAGATGTACTCGCTCTTTCTCTTTATCAAGCCAAGCACATAAAGCGCCTGGTCAGAAAGAGGAACTCGGTGCGGGTATCGCTTGCCGTCCTTCCGTCGCTCCGGCGGACAATTCCACACCCTGTTTTCGAAATCAATCTCATCCCACCTAGCCGGCACGAACTCTCCGACACGGGCGCAAGTCAGAGCACCGAACAGGATCGCGCACGCCGTGATGCTCTTTGGTGGCCGCCATTGGTCAAAGAGCTCCTTTGCCTCGTCGACAGTCAGCGCGTCGTGATGCTCGACGGTTTTGACCTTGCTCGGAGGTGGAAGAAACAGCTCGAGGTTTCCGCGCCACAGACACGGGTTCAGTCCCTGTCTCTTCCCAGTCGCGATCGCAAAGCTGAAGATCGACTCCAGCCTTCCGCGAAGCCTGCTTGCTGTCTCGGTTTTCTCATCCCATATCGGACGCAGAACGGCAAGGATGTCTTCTCGCGTTACGTCTTCAACGGGTACGCTGCCAATGATCGGCTCGGCATATGTCCGCAGAGTACTTTCCCACTGGCCCGCATGCTTTGCGTTTCTCCAGCGCTTAGTTTCTGTAACGACTGGCAACGCATCATTGATCAGTTGCGAGACCGTGTACGGCGCGTCGTCATCACCCCCGGCATCGCGCATAGACTTGAGCCTCTCCTTTTTCGCGCCCAGAGGATCAACGCCCGTATCGATCAGGTGCCGGAAGCGGTCAGCTTCTGCACGCGCCTGCGTGATCGTCACGCTCTCCAGAGGTCCGATCGAGATCTCCTTCCGCTTCCCCATGATCTGGTATACAAAGAACCAGCAGTCCCGCCGGCCTTTTCTCTTTCGAACGTACAGACCACGTTCAACCCTGTGCATCCCATCCGGGAGCGCCGCTATGCTTTTCGCGGTAACCTTCACCTGCGCCATAAGTCCGCCATAAACTATGATGTCTCGAAGATGTCTCAGAGATGTCTCGGAGATGTCTCACTCTAGGGGCAATGGTACTGAAAAAAACCTTGTCGTGCGCGGATTTGTCTCGGAAATGTCTCGCAGATGTCTCGTGGATGTCTCACTAAGTTTCGCGGACCCCTTCTCCGCCATATTACGAACCCCGAAGTCCTTGAGGCTTCGGGGTTTTTCTTTATCCCCCTTGCAAATCAAGCCTTTTCAAGACTCCCTCATCTTTGCCATTCCTTCAAAATCAGTCAGATTGCGCCATATTTCGCCACATAGTACACTGCATTGGTGGTTCTTTTGGTGGTTCTTTTCGGAGGCAAAGGTAAAGGTTCAAGTAACTTCTAAGAACGTCTTAACGTTGCCGCCTGGTCGCTACTCGCTTGGCGGAGGGTTGATGCTTTTGGTTCGATCTGAATCTTCGCGACAGTGGGTTGTCCGCTACCGCTTCGCCGGGACCAGAAAGGACTTGTCCATAGGCGGCGCTTCTCGTGTCTCAATCAGCGCAGCCAAGACTCGCGCTGCAAAAATCCTTGCGATGGTCACCGATGGAATTGACCCGATGGCTTTGAAGCATGATGAAGATGACAACAGAGAGAACATCACCTTCAAAGACTTCTACCCTGGTGCCATCGACACAATCAAGGATGTAAAGCGTTGGAAGAACGCCAAGCACGCAGAACAGTGGTCCTCAACGATCGAGACATATGCCGTCCCCATCCTCGGCCAACTTCGCGTCAAAGACATCACACGAGGAGACATCCTCGAAGTCCTCAAACTGATCTGGACAGAAAAGCCAGAGACAGCTAGTCGCCTACGAGGCCGCCTCGAAAGGCTATTTTCTCAAGCAATCGTTGAAGAAATCATACAAACCAATCCAGCCACTTGGAAAGACGGGCTGTCGTTCTTCCTACCTCCGATCTTAAGACCACAGAAGTTCTCGGATGGTGTCTGAACGAATACAAGGACATTCCTGAAAAATTCAAGTCCCACATTGACCTTGATCCGTTCTTTAAGCTCTTCAGTCCTTGGGATGGCTCCTTCAAACCAACCGAAGAAGCCGTGCTCAAGACACTCAATGATCCTGACTCATACAAGCACGACGAAAGTAGCTACACGCTTCACTTGAACAGAAAGAACGAGGCTCCGTTCGCAATAGTCAAGACAACTTTCCGAGCCAAGAATGGCTTCGGAGCAATGATGAAGGCAAGCGTCACCGTTCGCGTGGACCTCAAGACGATGGAAATGAAGATCATCGAACAGCAGAGCATCTAATTCGGAGATTTGTAAGTGGACCCTTGGAAAGACTATTACATTGCGCTTTGTCCAAAATGCGGCACGAAAGTTGCATTCAAACTTGCTGGCAACGTCAACCCCGGTGGCAAAGATCGAGAGTTTGTCTATTGCCCGAAATGTGGTGAAGAGCTCCACTCCGAAATGACCAGTCAATCGTTCGAGGTGAAGGAAGTTCCTCCACCACACAACAAGTAAGCTCTCAACGCGCCAGATTCGTTCTGGCGCTATTTTTTTGTCCAGTGGCTCGGAGAAGAGATCCCATGCTGTCAAGCAATTATCTTTCGTTGTAAAATCGCAACATCATCACCAAACAGAAACAGCCTGAGCTACAGTCATTTACGATGATATTAGGGTTTTCACTCCCCCCCCATAAAATTCCATTTACCTTGAAAGCCTCTATTCAACCTCCTCATCTTGTCAGAGGCTACATCATGTCTAAGTTCAAATATTCTTTACTGGCCGCTTCAGTTACGTTATGTTTCGCATCTCAGGCAGGTGCGGCTTCTCCGACCTATGATTTAGGCGTGGTGACAGTTGATGGCGTTACTACTCCCGTTGAAGATCTTTCGAGCGGCTTTACTCTTGACCACACCGGAAAAGACATTTCAATCAAGGCGACTGGGAAATATGAAAATTCAACAAGTGGGAAACGCGCCATTTGGCTGACCACAAATCAGACTGGCACCATCAAGGGGCAGAATCTGGTTGTTGACTCTGAATTCGGTCGAGGTATTCAAGCAGGCAATGGTGCCAAGATCAACATTGATGTCGCTGGCGATACTGTTGTAAGTGCCAAGGGGGACGTCGGCCTCTTCGTTGCGGGAGCCGGAAGCTCTTTGTCCATTAAGACTGGAACGCTCACTCTCAACATGGACGAATCCTCGACTTTCGGTATCCATGTTCAAAATAATTCTCAAACGCCAGAAGCTCCGGATAACACGGCTTTTGTCAAGGTTAAGGCTGACACGATTACGATCAACGGTGGGGAAATTGGCGTTTCCGCATACTCCAACGGAAAAATCGACCTGACTGGCGACCTTACTGTGACGGCCAAGCACGCGATTGAAGCGCGTGGTAACTCAACCATCAACATTAATCAGGACGGCAAACATAAGACCGTGCTCACCGGCGACATTGTTTTCGGCACGCCGGCAACTTCAGATGACTCCCAGAACAGCGGGAATTTGATCGATGCAGATGTGAATATCAACCTTGTCGGCACGGATTCCGTATGGACGGGACGTGCATTTAAGCAATGTGGCACATTTGAAACAATTGACTCCGATATGGAAGATTTTTATGGCGATGTCAGCGGATTCAACGTCCAACTCTCCGACAACGCCAGTTGGCAAATGACGGGCGACAGCTTCGTCAATACGCTCGGAGTGAAGGATGGCAGCACTGTCGTCGTGAACAAAGCGGTTACCAAGCTCAACGCTGATACTGTCAACCTTTCTGGCGGTTCTTTCGATGTGCAAGGCAATGCCGCTCTTAATGTGGACGCTTTGGAGGGGACGGGGGGTACCGTTAGCCTCGCAGCAACGCTCAACGACAATCAAACCATCGAATCCGGTACGTTGACGGTTAATCAGGCAGGAAACGTCAAACTTGACGTGTCCGTGACTGGTTTTACGGCGGACGATGTCGTTGATGCAGAGGCGACTATGGACTCTCTCGACAATAAGATTGTCGTTACTGGCAATTCCGAGCTTAGCAAGACGAACACCATCGCCGAAGGCGACATCAACGGGGCCATCTCTCAGACCGTCGACAAGGACGGTAACAAGGGCGAAATCCACCAAGAAGTAAACCAGAAGCTCGACGGTTACAGCTCCATCGCTGCCTTGTCTGCTGTCCAGTGGCGTCATGAAAACGACACGCTTTTGAAGCGCATGGGCGAACTTCGCGATGCCGATGGTACGGTCGGTGCCTGGGCTCGTATTTACGGCTCTGAACAGGAATACGGTGCGCAGTCCGTCAATGCCAAGAACACCACTGTTCAGGTAGGTGCTGACTATGACGTCGGTGCCGGTTGGAAGGTTGGCGGTGCTTTCTCCTACACCGATGGTTCGTCTACTTTCGACATGGGCGAGAGCGACAGCGACATGTACGGTGTTTCCGTCTATGGTACGTGGCTTGCCGACAATGGTCAGTTCGTCGACCTGATCGCGAAGTATTCGCGCCTGTCGAATGAATTCACGTCCGGCACCATGAAGGGAGATTTCGACAACAATGCGTTCAGCGTGGCCGCCGAATACGGCTGGCACTTTGCTATGAATGATCTGGCATTTGTCGAACCGTCCGCAGGTGTCACCTACGGTCGCATTATGGGCGATGACTTCGTGGCTCACAATGGGGTTCGTGTCGAACAGGATGACTACGACAGCTTGATTGGCCGTCTTGGTGTCCGTTCCGGCTTCTACTTCCCCGAACAGAAGGGCAGCATCTACGCTCGCGTGGCCGTACTGCACGACTTCATGGGTGATATGGAAAGTACGGCTTCGAAGGATGGCAATGTCGCTTACCTCAAGGACGAGCTCGGCGACACCTGGGTTGAATACGGCATCGGTGCCAACTTCAACCTGACGAATACTACCTACACCTTCGTTGATCTTGAAAAGACGACTGGTAGCGACGTAAAGGAAAACTGGCGCTGGAATATTGGCCTGCGTACGGTCTTCTAATTCAGAGGTAACAGTCAGTAGAGACGCCGGGGGCATCCCCGGCGTTTTTCATTTCTCCAGACTTACTGTTGCGTCGTGAACTCCGGCGTTTCTTTGAAGTAGGTCTGAACCTTCAGCAAGAAGCTCTGCGCTTTCTCCGAGAAGTACCTCGCACCTGGCAATTGCGGCTCGTTCCACTCTGCAGGCATCGGCAGAGGCTCTTCTCTCTCGATCTTGGTAGGCACGCTGCACCCGGTCAAGGTCGTCAGAGACGACGCACAGCATCGCGCCGAGCAGCATCAAGCGCGTTTTGTGCTGCAATAAGTTTTTCATAGGACTTCCTCCCATCGTTGGCGCGAACAATCGCGGCCTGAAGTTTGACATTGGCGATCTCCTCGCCGTAGAGCGCGGCCGCGTACTGGTAGCCGCCAATGAAGGCGTCGACCAACGCAACGCCCATGATGATCTCGGTCCTCATTCTTCACCCAGATAGAGCTTCGCTTCCGCTTGGCGGCGTCGTGTCAAGCCTGGGAGCACCTTGCCGTTGGCCTTGTTCACGTCCAAGAACTGGCGGGCGGCTTCTTCTTCGTCGCCGGCATTCACGGCGCGCATGAGCTTCGGGCACTTGTGGACGACATAAGAGACGCCCACGTTGAAAGCCAGGCTCACCAGCGCAATGACCTGCCCTTCTGTCACGTGAACATTGACGAAAGGGGCAAGCCCTCGCTTGACCTCCTCGACGTCCTCACGAAGCATCTCCCTCGACTGCTCATAAGTGATCTCGTCATGTTCGGTCACGTCCTGCGTGTGCCCGACGCCGATAGTCCAGATGCCAGCCGGGCACTTGTACGCCTGCAGGCGACAGCCCTCCCACGCCTCGATGAAGTCCATCGCGACTTCCGCCGAATACTCGCCAAAGTTATTCATTTCAAATCCTCCTTACTCACGCCGAGGCGCTTCGTGATCAAAAGCCCAGCGAGCCGGATCGCGCGGGTGCCGCCCCATCCGGCAAGACCAGAGAGCGCCCCGCACAGTTGAGGCGGAAAGCCTTCGTACGCCCAAATTTCGTAAGAGATCAACCCGCACACGGCGCTAATCGCACCATGCAAGAAAAACTCTCTCCAAAGGAACGCCTTCCCTTCTTGGACCTTGAGCAAATATGAAAGCCAGCCGCAGATCGTCGCAAAACCACCTGCGGCGACTAATATCTGGCCGTCACTTAAATCTCTGTATGGCATATAACCTCCCGCATGCCTTGAGTCTCTAACGAGACTTCAAGCACACGCGCACAAAAAAGCCCCCGAGACATAACCTCGAGGGAGCTTCAGGTTGGTTTCAAATCGGACGGGGAGCAGTCACCTTGGCCACACGCGCACGTGAAGACATAGCCCTTCCAGAAACCGCTCTTTGTTTCATTACAGCAACAGGGTTACTACCTATTTTCACCTCATCAATAAAACACCTCTATTTCGCATTTCTCCATATTTTTCAACAAGTTAAAGGAAGGAAGGAAGGAAGGAATCGCGAACTTTTTCCCCGCCTCGTAGGAGGCCCTCAGGCTTCTGCCAAAAGCCTCTTTCACTCACTTTCTTTGGGATTCTTTACC